GCCACGACGACGGCGCTGACGACGTGGTTTGACATATCGGCTCCACTCTTTCTATACTACACAAGGTTGGCGCCACGACAACCACAACCCCGCAACAGCATACACCGTATGCCAGACGCCAGACGCCGATGTAGCTCAGTTGGTAGAGCACCCGTTTCGTAAATGGGCGGTCGTCGGTTCGAGTCCGACCATCGGCTCCCTAGAAAGGCCATGATTCACCCCGAATCGTGGCCTTTTTGTGTGCGCGCCCTCTTCTTTTCTAAAGCGTCACTTTCAGCAGCGTCAGTCTGTCCCGCATCCGTCCCACGCGCCGCGTCGTTGGGGCCAAAAAACACGCCGTCCATGCGCGCGGCGAGCTCGCGGCGGTGCTCGGGGAGGACGTGCGCGTAGGTCCGCATGGTGATCGCGGGGTCGGCGTGGCCCATCGCCTCGGAGATCGTGCGCAGCGGCGCGCCAGAGCCTAGGCCCAGTGTCGCGTAGGTATGGCGCTGGTCGTGGATGCGGATCGCGGGAACGCCGGCGCGCGCCGCCAGGGCTAGGAAGTCACGACGCAGGTTAGAGGGTTGAATCGGCGTCCCGACCTCGGAGGCGAAGACAAGATCGTTGTCTGTCCATGCGGTGCCGGCCGCGAGTCGGCGTTCGTTCTGGCTGGCCTTGTGGCCGCGTAGCGCGTCGACGACCGTGGGTAAGATCGTGATCGCCCTGCGTGAGCTGGGCGTCTTGGGCGTGCCTGCGAGGAGGGCAGACCCCACGCGTCCAATGGTTTGCCGCACCTGGAGCGCCCCCGCGTGTAGGTCGATATCCTGCCACCGCAGGCCCAGGATCTCGCCGCGCCGCATGCCTGTGGTCAATGTGAGCATCCATATGGGACCGTAGGCGCTCTCTCCAGCGATGGCCAGGAAGCGGCGCGCCTGGCTCGCGTCCCACACATCCATCTCGCGCTTCGGCGCCCGTGGGGGTGTCACGGCCTCACAGACGTTACGCGCGACCAGCTCGAGGCGCACCGCGTGCTTGAGAGCACGGCCGAGAATCGCGTGGCAGTCCGCGACCGCCCAGGCGCTCACGCCGTCCGCGAGCAGCGCCGCGTATAGACGCTGTACCATAGCCGGTGTCAGAGACTGTACGGGAACGCGCCCCAGGCGAGGGATCAGTCGGCGCTCAACCGTGTCGCTGTAGAGATGAATTGTCTTTGGGCGTAAGTTTGGGCGCGTCGCGTCAAGCCACCCTCTGAGCATGCCGGCCACGGTCTCGCGGGAACGATCCACCGCCGTACCGGCGTCAATCTCCGCGATCCACGCAGCCAGCGCCCGTTCCGCCTCCCGACGTGTACGAAACGAGCGTGACCGCGACTGACGCGCCCCCGTCGTGGGGTCGGCCGACATCTCAACGCGCGCTTCCCATGGACGGGCCGGACGATCCTCTTTTTTTCGGATGCTACCGCGTGCCATCCCTCATCTGCCCCCTTTCCAGTCCCTTCGATGCTTGATACGCTGCGGACAAGGCGCCATTCCCTTATGGCGCGTCGGGCTATAATATAGTACGCTTGTTCTAGATTGATGGAGTAGTTAGAGGATAGGGACGATGGCAGAGCATCTATTTACGGATGAAGATATCGCACTAATGAACAGGGTGATCGCCACCCCAGCGACCTACGAATTACTCATCCGGCTCGCGCCGTGCTCTCCCCATCTTGATGAGTTTGTTTATCTGGTTCGCTCTCTGCCCGCTGCACGAGCGCGTCGAATTGCTCGGTTACGCGGCGCAAGTCATGCAGCATCCGATGCACCTCATTCGGTGGCACACCGCGCATCTTAGCCGCCTCCTCGTAGTCTTCTCGCGTGTAGAGGTCTGGCTCGTCAGAGGATGATAGCCCCACACCGGCCGCGCGAATATCCTCCTGCTCAATCCATCCCGCCGCCTCGAAGAGCGTGAGTGGATTCACGTTTGCCCAGCGCGCCGTGGCAAGGAGCGTGTCCGCATCTGGTGTCGACCCGCGCTCAATGCCCTGGTAGAGACTGCGGCTCATCTTCTCTCGACGCCCAGCGGCTACCTCCGCCTCCGTCACGCGCTCCGACAACTTGGGCAAACTCGGCTCCCCATAACGCGCCAGGCCGCCATCCGTTGCGATGTGCCCCAGGAGCGTCAGGAGTCGCGCGTTGCGCCTCTGCCCCTTGGTAAGATCCGCCATTGACTCCCCACCTCCACCGTCTATCCCTCCACGTATCCGTACCCCCATCCTACGTTCTTAGACTAGGTATTGCGCAATACGTCTACATCATCTATAATATGGACACAATCTACAGATAGTAGATGTATCGACAATACGGAGGGTAAATAGTATGACGCAGCACCCGGCCTGGAAAGAGCGCGTTGAGGCTCGCTTCGTCGCGTTGCAGGCCGAAGACGGACTCGCGCGTAATTGGATCTGGCTCGCGTTCAGGTCCGGCATCAGTCCCGACCGCTTGCGCAATGTGCGCAACGGAGCGTGCAAGGGAAAGGTCCAGCGATCCGAAGCGACAAGTATCGCGGAGGTCCTCGGCCGTCCGGTCTTGGACATCTTCACACCTGAGGAGATCGTACCTGACGGACAAAACGGTAGCGGATACCGAGGCGGTGTGAGGCCGGCTCCTATCCAGAGGACAGCGTGATGCACGCAAAAAGGCCGTTGCCCGTCCCGACAAGAACACGGCAACAGCCCGTTAGCCCGATATAGCCAAACATCTGAGCTACTTCAGTGTAGCGCCTACCCCGTTTAGGAGTCTAGCGATGCATACCCAAACGACCCCATTTTTAGGCCACACGGCGGCAACGACCGCCGCAGAGCACCCGCCGATCCGCTTACCCCAGGAGGCGCTGCCCCACTGGACACGGCCGCTGATCAGATCCACCGGCAACCGGCCGCGCGTCTATGCCGTGCGCTCCGCGAGCCGGGCTGATCTCACGCACGAGGTCGATATGAGCGCTGAGACCTGCTCTTGTGAGAGTTTTTGCTTCCAGGGTCGTGACAACTACCCAGTTGGCCACGACCTCCGCGCCTGCTGCCATATCAGGGATGTCGAGGATTACGAGCGGGAGCAGGCGGGCGTCTCGCTGACGGCGACGGCCGAGCTGGCACGCTGCGTGGTGTGTGGAGCGCCGGCCGTACCAGGCGGCATCCACTGTCAGGTGACGATCTGGGGCCGCGGCTATTGCGTCCAAACAGCCAGCCGGGCCAGCCAGGCGGTCGATGAGTTGTGCGGGGCGGTGCTCTAATGGCCTTCGACCCCTCTCCGTATCTGATGAACTTGAAAGGCAAACAGTACCTCCCGGTGCAAGCACGCTTACTGTGGTTCCGCGAGGAGCACCCCGAGGGCACGATCACCACGGAACTGGTGCGCTATCACGAACAAGACAAGATGTGGGTTGTCCGCGCCGTCGTGACCGTGCCGAACGGCGGGCACGCGACCGGCCACAAGCAGGAGACCGAGCGCGACTTCCCGGCCGGCGCTTTGGAGAAGGCCGAGACTGGCGCGATCGGACGCGCGCTCGCCGCGCTCGGGTATGGCACAGCCTACGCGCTCGAACTCGATGAGGGCGAGCGCCTGGCTGACAGCCCCGCACAACCCGCGAAAGCGGCGCCCCGCCCAAACCAATCGCGGTCGGCGACCTCTTCGGCTGGCTCGCCGGCCGTGGCGTCAGCGACCCCCGCGCCCTCGACGCCGCCGGTGTCCGCGCCTACTGGCAGCGCTTCGGCACGCCCGGCATCACCTGCCGTTAAGGCGCCGCCTCAGACCGCCGAGGACGATCCCCAGCAGGTGCTGCGCCTCAACGCGCGCATCACGGAGCTATGCGCGGCGCTCAACGAGCCGCCGCCCACGGAACGCGCTGATCTGGTCGCGCTGGGCAAAAAGTATGCCTGGGTCCTCACCGGCACGGCCCCGGCGTCCGTCACCTGGAAAGAGCAGCTGATCGTGCGCTTGCAGCTTGCCCGCCAACGCGCCGCGGTCGCGGCCGCGCTGGCCGCCGACCCTGATGCGAAGGCCAAGCTGCCCAAGGCCGCTGACGCCATGACTGCGGAGGAACTGGACAAGACGCTGACCTGGCTCCAGAACCGCGCCAGGCGTCACGCGCCTGCGCTCACGGAACCGGAACCCGTGTCCGCTGACACCGCCTCACCGCTCGGGGAGCCCTGGACCGAGCCGGACGTCCTCAACGCTCTCGCGGCGGCAACCGAGAAGGATATCGACGGGATCGCCGCTGAGATCGGCCTGAGCGTCGATGCGTTCGTCCTCACCGAGGACCTCGCGCGGCAACTGCGCGCCTGCGTGACGCTGGCCCGACGCGTGTTCACGGCCACATCAGCGGGAAGTATGGCCCAGGTCGAGATCGACGCGGGGGAGATGCGGACAAACCTCGACCTCACGGTCGACCAGTACGACGCGGTTGTGGCGCTCACCCGCCGCGTGCGGGCCATGCGCGGCTGGGTCGCGTCGAACGGGACCACCAGCCGGCAGCCGGCCACGGCGGGAGCAGGTGCACGATGAAAAAGTGTGCTGCTCCTGGGTGCGCGATCGACACGCCGACACACATCTTGATGTGCGAAACGCATTGGTTTATGGTCCCGCGTCCATTGCGTTTCGCTGTGACACGCGCCTGGCAGGCCTGGCTCAACGCCCAGCCGGGCGAGAGCCACGCGCGCTACCAGGAGTACCTGGCGGTGCGTCAGCAGGCCGTTGATGCTCTATTGATCGGCGACGAGGTGAGCGCATGAGCACCGTCAAACGTCCCCTGTACCTGCATCCCGACCACCGCCCCATCCCGTTCCCCGCGGGCACGAGCCGCCCCGTGCGCCGCCACTCGTCACCCTACCGGCGCCGGTTCCGGTTGCGGCGGGCTCTGCTCAGACGCAGCCGCACGCGGGTCATCGTCAACATCGTGTTGGCGCTGCTCATCGTGGCCCTGTGCGCGGCTCTTTATAGCTCACTGCTCTGGCTGCTTGGAGGCGTCGCCGTCGGCTGGCTGGCGCATGTCCATGTCCACTGACCAACAGACGACGTACCGGGAGCGGCTCGACCAGGCGCGTGACGACCTCGCTGAGGCCCTCTCCTATGCCATGGCGCACGGCGACGGCTGGGCGGTGTCTGGCCGCATCCTGGCGCGCTGGACGCACCTCCAAGCGATGGAGGTCCTGCGCCGGGACTGGGGTGAGCGCGAGATACGGGACCATTGTCGCATGGAAGCGGCGCGACTGATGGAGGCCATTCAGCAGCGGCAGGGGATGCCGTCATTATCAACTGAGTAGACGAGGGGCCGGGACGCGCGAGCTGGACGCGTCCCGGCCCCGAGAAAGGAAACCGTCACATCATGATTATACATGATGCACAGGGTAACACGCCCGAAAATGTGCCTCATCACACAGAAAATGCGCGATTTGTCCGTGATGATACGTTTCTCCCTCCAGCGTTGCTCGCCGCGATCGCGGACGTGTCGCTCACGCCCAACGCGCTCACGACGCGCAAGCTGCCTTATTTTCTCCAGGATATCGACCATGAGGCAGCCAGCGCGTACGCCGTGCTGGCGCGCGACGCCGGCGTGATATGGGCGCGCGCGATCCCGACCGACCCGGCGATCGTCGTGTGTCCGTTGCCTCTGCCCGGCTGGACAACACCGCGGCTGCACGATGCCCTCCAGCGTGACCTGCGCGACCTGCTGCTCCAGGGGCTGGCGTGGAGCCTTCAGCCGCATGCGTTAGACGGTCTCGTGCCGCCCTACGCGTTGTACTGGTCGCACGTCATCCCGACAGCGGAGATCCTGGCGGCGCTCACAGAACAGTCGCTCCTGAACGAGGAAAGGTGGACATCATGGTTGCGATGAACACCCCGTTCGATCCATCACGCGATCACGTCACGCCCGACCAACGGGTGAGTCGGCGCACGCCGTGTGCGCTGTGCGGAGGCACGCGGTACTGTCTCCGCTTCGACGATGGCGCCGTGTTTTGCAAAGACATCGGTGAGCCGCACCAGTGGACCGACCACTACCTGGGCGGCTACCTCCATCACACGCGCGACCAGAGGTCAGGTGCGTCCTGTCAGCAGACACCGCGCACACCAGCGCCACCGTCCATCCCGGCCGCGGCGCCTGAGATCCAGCACGCTGTCTACGCCGATCTGCTCGCCTGGTGTCCCCTCTCGCCCACGCACCGCGCGCTGCTCACCGGTCCCGCGCACGGCTTGACCGACCAGGAGGCGGACCGCTATGGGTCCATGCGGCGCGATGCCAGCGGACGCCGCGCGCTCCTGCATCGGCTCATCGACACGCACGGGACCGGCCCGCTCCTGGGCACACCGGGCTTCCACCGTACGGAGCAGGGCGACATCCGCTTCGTGGTCGATAGCGGCATCTTGATGCCGCGGCGCGACCTCGCCGGACGGATCACCGGCGTGCACATCCGCAGTGACAACCCGGACGCCAACCAACGCTACCTGTGGGCCTCCTCGACGCGCTACGACGGCCCGAGCTGCGGCGCGTCGGCGCACATCGCCCGGCCGCTGACGCCCGACCCCACGCGGCGTCACATGGTCGGCGTCGTCGAGGGCATCAAGAAAGCCGATGTCCTCGCCAGCCGGCTCGGCTATCCGTTCATCGGCATCGCCGGCGTCGGCACGGTGGCGGTCGCCGAGACCGCGCTGGAGGAGATGGCGGAGGCCGATGGCGCCCTGACCACCTGCCTGATCGCGTTCGATCGTGACACCAAGCCGGCCGCGATCGCGGCCGTCGAACGCGCGCGGCAGCGATTGGCGCGCTTCGCCACCCACCGCGGATTGTACGCGGTGCGGATTGCCGTCTGGTCGCCTGACGTCGCCAAAGGCCCGGACGACCTTGTGATCGCCGGGCACACCTTTACTGAGGAGCGCTACCGGCCAGCCGACGACGATGGCGACGGACCACACAATGAGAGCGGGCCGGATGGGGGGCCAGAGCACCCCACCGACCCTGTGAGTGGCCTCGGTGGCGGCGTCATACCGCTGCAACCACGTGTCTTGTCCTGGCTGCTGGCGCGCCTCGCCGACTGTTGGGCGCAAGTCAAAGCCTGGGAGCATCTGTTCACCAATCCGGTCCTCCCACAGAAGGCAAAAATGGTCCTCGTCCATATGCACAAGCGGGCCGGTCAGGTGGTCGGCGCGCGCTTGCCCGACGAGATGCCATGCAGCCAATACGCGGAAGAGCAGGATGTCCGTGCCCACGGATTGGGCATGAGCGCGTACAAAGAGGGGCGCGACATCCTGCTTGGCCTTGGTCTCGTCGCCAGAAAACAGGTCATGAAAACCGCCGCGGCTTCCAGGCCCGGCGCCGAAGCCGCGGCGGACAGGGACGCGCGGTCACGGGGCAAGGACTGGTACTACGCCTGGGGGCTCAATGGCCCCGCCGTCAATGAGTTGTGGGGGCGGTTGCCGACGCTGACCGAGATCGCCCCGACTGAGCAGCAGATCAAGGCGATAGAGAGCCGTCAAGAGCGGCTTGAGCGCGCCATCGAGGAGGAGAAGCCGACCCTGCATGTGGTACGCGCGCTGAAACGTGAGGTCGCGGAGGTGCGCCAGGACCGGGAGAAAGTCGTCTACGAATACCGCGCCGCCACCTACGAGCGTGACAACGCGCGCGCGCAAGCCGAGATCGCCGCCAGGGAACGTGACCAGGCGCTACGCGACGCCCAGCGTATCATTCGTGACAATCAGCGGCCAGCCTCCGTTGAGGCGACGGGACGGATCATGTGCCGCGCAGGCTGTGGGTCCTTCATCCTGGCGGCTGAGTGGTGCTGCGATGAGTGCCGCGAGCGCGAGCAGACGACGACCAGCGATTCAAAGTTGAATGTCAACTTTGAATCAGATGACCCCTCCGTAGAGGGTACTAACAGGGTGAATGTCAACGCTGAAAAGAGCGCCGCGCCTGACTGGGACCTGCGTCCGTTGACCTCGGACACCTTCAAAAAGCCCTGCTACGGCGGCTGTGGACGGCTGACCGAACACGGGTACACCTGCAAGATGTGCCGGGAGCGCCCCGCCGCTGTATCACGACGACTGGCGATGGAGGAGTTGAGCAATGTCTACCATAAACAATGAACGCTGCGCTCACGCCACCGTCTTCTGGTATGCGGCGACGAACGAGGATGGCTGGCGCTGCGCCGACTGCGACCAGAAGCTGGGCTTCCGTCCCGACCTGGACCGGCGTGAGACGGCGGTGAAGGTCGACAATATTCTGCACGACCTGCACGACCACACGCTCGTCTATGTGAGCAACAGCACGCACGGCGAGATCGTCGCCGCCGGCGTCGCCGGGCAGTGTGAGGAGTTGGGCTGCTACGACCAGTGGACCATCATTCGGCTGATCATGGCGCATCCCGACATCGACGCCGGTTGCTACTGGCGTGACCGATCTGCGGTGTGGCTCCGGGAGCATGGAGTCGCGGGTGAGCAAGAGTCACCCCTGCGTGGACCCGGTGTGTGTGTGCAATGCAAGGCGGCGTTGCTGGGGGGCGCGGGCCACCTGGTGGCCCGCGCCCGGTTGTGCGACACCTGCGCCGGCGGGATCAAGAACTATTGGGTCTCCGGGTTCACCGAGGCGGGGAGGCCGTCATGAGCCGCTCGTGGTGTTGCGACCGCTGTGGGGCGCACATGCGCGGCCAGGTCGACGTCTTCGAGCTCAAGACGGAGTGGCAGGAACCGAGCGGACGTGAGGGCGCGGCGGGAGGCGAAACGACGCGGTTCAAGAAACGCGACTATGACCTGTGCTTGGACTGCCGGACGGCGTTCGAGCGATGGCTCGCCGCGCCGGCCGTTGTCCGGGTTGACGTGGCCGTGGTGAACCCAGAGCGAGAGGAGACGAGCCATGTCGCCTAACGCGGTGTACACGTATGGCTACACATCCAGTACGCCAGCGGACCTCGCGGCCTACGTCAAAGAGTTGGACGCCTACCTGATAGACATCCGCTTTAGCCCCCGTTCGCGTGTCCCCCAGTGGCGCGGGCACATGCTCTACGAGGTAATGGGTATGACCGCGCACGGGCGGCCACGCTATCGGCATATCGGCGAGCTCGGCAACGTCAACTATCTGACGGACGGCCCTATCCAACTCGCCGCCCCTGAGGAGGGCGTCCGTGAGATCGCGCCCTACCTGGCGGCGCGGCCGGTCATCCTGCTCTGCGGCTGCCGCGACTGGCGCGCCTGTCATCGACGTGCGGCCGCCGCGCTGATCGCCGCGACGTTGGGCGGGACGATCACGCACCTGGCCGGGCGCTACGCGACGAACTGGCAGGACGGCCTCTCGACGCTCGACGGGATGCGTGTGTCAACGCCAGGCTGGCGCTTGGGAGAGGGGAGAGTGTCATAATGGCCGTCCCCATGGTCTGGATCGAGGACGCCGACCCGGAGCGCCGCTATCCCTGTCCCGGCTGCGGTGGCCACGTCGCGCTCACGGATTTCCGGTTGCTCTATCGGGGCACACGACGCCCGCTGCGCTGCCTGGCCTGCGAGATCCGCGACGCTCCGGACACGCGCGCGCGGATCTACCTGTCCAACATGGAGCAAGAGCGGCAATCGCGCGCGGTCTACGCGGCCGCGCATCGTGACACGCGCCTGGCCTACGGGCAGCAGTGGCGGGACGCGCACCGGGACGATCAGCGAGAGTGGAAGCGCGCCTACTGGCGGTTGAATAGCCATATCGTCGGAACACAAAACATGGCGCGCTACGAGGCCCACAAAGACGAGATCCTCGCGGCAGGAGCGCGCCGGTACGCCGCGACGCATGGCACACCCGAGGCCGTAGCCATCCGACGTCGCGCGCGGCAGGACCGGGAGATCCGGACACGCGCCCGACTACGGCGCCAGGTGCGCCGGCTGGTGGCCACAGAGTACAGCGTGCCCGACCCCGAGGTGCTGCGCGACCCCCTGGCCGCGGCGGACCCCGACACGAAAGCAGCGCGTCAGGCGGCGATCTACATCTCGGCGCACCTGTGGCGGCACGCGCGCGATCGCCACCCGGAGCCCGAGATCGCCGAGGAGTATGGCCTCACCCTCAAAAGGGTGCGCATCATCGTGACGAAGATGGCCAGGCGCGTGCGCTACGGCTGGCGTGACGATCCGGAGGCCCGCACGGTCAGGGCGCTGCGTGACCGCATACGGGAGCAGCTACGCAACCGCCGCCAGGTCCGGCTCCTGGCGCGCCGCCGTGTCAGCGGACACAGCGGAGGCCGTCCGCTTGCGGCGCTGGCCCCGACGGCACAATCGGCGGTGCTAGATCAGAGCCCACGCGCCCGCTATGAGCGTCTGGCCGCGCGCCGGCGAGAGGAGATGTTCGCATGACCACGCAGACACACCCACCAATCACGGCATCGCCTGAGTCGGCCCCACTGGGCCAGTCGATCACCCTCAGCGGAGGGCGTGCCGCCCTGGACGCCCTGATCGCCGCCGGGGGCCACGAGCTGCGGCTGGTGCGCACGATCATTATTGACGTAGACGACGGTGTGAGCAACGAACCCGGCCTCCCGTCGTACATCTGGTATCGCCTGTGCGCGACGTGTGGGGCCTCGACGGATGAGGACGCCGCCGGCATGGACGTAGACGCGCGGCTGCTCGTAGCGTGCGTGGAGCCGACGTGGATCTCGTACAACTGGGCCGACGACAGGGGGACAGAGGGGGACACATGATCACCGTGAGCCGCACGAACCCGCCGCCGTGGATCGTCCATTGCGGCCTCAGCGGAGGCGAGAACGCCACCGAACAGACGTGGCCCTTCGCCACGCACGCCGACGCCGAAGCGGCCTACCGCCTGGCCGTCGCCTCCGGCCAGTTTACGCACGCGTTGCGGACGGGCGCCACGCTGACGCTGGTGAGCCTGTGGCGGCGTGAGGACACGAGGACGATCAGCGGGGAGCCACACGTTCACTATGTCGGCGTGGACGTGCCAGAGCGGCCAGCAGCAGACGAGGGGGCGTTATGATCATCGAGCGGCCCGCGCAGTGGCACATCGACCGGCTGCACGAGGAGCGTGGCCTGTGGGCGCTCGACGTGACGACCGGGACCTGGACCAAAGTGTACGATCGGCCAGGGGAGTTTCGCCAGCGCCACGATGATTTTGTGTTTTGCGGCTTCACAGAGGCCGCGCGGATCTACGCCGGCGGCCTTGTGCCGGTCGAGGCGTCAATTGTGGATAAATCTGTGGACAAAGCACGACGTGCCAAGAGCGCGTGAGTGGAGAAGGAGAGAGACGATGAGCGATGGAGCACAGCAGGGCATTGGGGCGAAACGGGCGCTAGACACGATCCTAGGTGGCGAACCCGCGCCGACCAAAGAGGAGGGCATGAGCCGGGAGGAGATGGAGCGCGCGATTATGGCGGTCTCGACGCCGCCGGCGGACTACAACGACATGGCGCTCTTTACCGCCAAGTTCATCCTGACGACGCTGCGCGCCCATCCCGAGATAGCCAGGGCGCCTGTGGACACAGTGTACGATTGGGATCACGTCGTCGAGGGGCATCCCACGATCGCGCGAAAGGGGTGGGTTGAGTTGTTTGAGGAGATGGACCCTGCGGGCTACAACGCCGCCGTGGAGGGTATCACCGGCTTCATGTGGGGCTGGGCGTGTAATGCCGCGCGCTATGTGTTGGACCTGCCTGAGGTCCCGAACCCCGCGATTATCACGATAGGAGAATAGAGCAGTGCAGATCGAACAGGTGCATTACGAACGCAAAATGTCCGATGGGAGTTATGGGAATCGTGCCATGGCCGCGAGCGCCCGTATCGACGAGGGCGACTCACCGAGCGATGTGCTGATGCTGCTGCGCGATGTCGTGGTGGCGCGCCTGACGGAGGATGAGGAGCGGGAACGGGTCGAGGCGGCAAGGCGCGACGCCGAGAGACTGGCGCTCTATGACGCGGAGCGGGCGCAGCGTCTGGCGCGGCGGCATACCGAGGTTAGCGGTATTGTGGATGTGGATGATGAGAGTGATGAGGAGGGGGTGTTTTGATGAGCAAAGACACAACGGTGGCGATGGACAAGACGGCACAGATCGCCCACAACTTTCAGTACCACGCGCCCAAGCCCGGACAACCGGAAAAGTACACGCAGCTCCGCGAGAAGGCCAAAGAGTTGGCGCTGCTGATCGCCGCGCTAACGCCGGCCAGCCGTGAGCAGAGCGTGGCGCTGACGGAGTTAGAGACAGCCGTCTTTTGGGCAAACGCCGCGATCGCGAGACATGGCCAGTGATCGGACGATGGTGGCGACGACGCCAGGGCGGCCACTGGGAACGCTGGTACGTCAATGATGGTCGTAACCGCGTGTGGCTCCAGGTTGCTGTGTGTACGCGTGTGAGCGGCCAACGGCCGGGCCTTGACTGTCTGGGGACGCCGGAGTGTGAGGAGTGGGGGCCATGAGCCGGCCGGAGATCCTGGAGCGCATGACCACCCGGCCCGATCGCTTGTCGCGCGCGCTCGCCATCCGGCAGGCGTGGCAGCCGGACGCACGCGACCGGGAGATCGTGCGGCGGCATGACGAGGAGGGACAGACGTTCGCGGCCATCGCGCCGACGGTGGGCGTGTCACCGCAGCGGGTGCGGTATTTGTATCACAGGTATTGGATTCGGATGAAGGAGCGAGAGGAAGACTAACCGGTACGGGCGCGGGCGGCGAGAAGCGCACAGCCTGTCTGGTAGCCCGCCAGACAGGCCGGCCTGCCTCCGCTGAGGCGCCGCCCGGCTCACGTCTAGCATACACCAGGACAGAGAGAGGGCCTGGCGCCAATAGTGACGCCAGGCCCTCTCTTATGACGTTCGCTCTACGGTTGGTACGGAATAGTTGTAACGGGCAGCACGGGCGCGGGACGGTTAACAGTTTTGGCGAAGACGCCGTAGACATGCCCGCACTGATTGCAATGCGCGACATTAAACCAGGGGTCGCCGCCCTCAGACGTTTCGGTACTTGGCGTGGATACGATGTACTCTATGCCCTTGATGTCGCAATCGGGGCATGTTGGTCGTGCGTCAGCCATAGCGTACGTTCTCCTTGTGTTGGCCCTCATGCGGGTTAGGCGTGCGTGTCGTTGTCGGCGGGCTCGGGTTCGTGCATGGGGCCGGGGCGCTGTCCGTTGGCTCGGCTAGCCAGGAACGCGTCGAGCCACGCCTGGGTCGTCAGGTGTACGATGCGCGGTCCTGACATTTTGGTCACCGTCTTGAGGCGGCCGGATCGCATCGCCCGATAGATGGACTTGTTGTCCTTCAAGCCCGCGCGCCTCATGGCTTCGGTCAGGGTGAAGTATTCCTCGTCATCAGGCATGAGTCGCTGCCGTTCCCCGCGTCGTCATTTACGCCTCGTCCTCCTTATCGGGGCCGCTCTCCGGCTTATCCTGACCGTCCGGCACATCAATGCCGCACGCGGCGCCGGTGATGCTGCTATCACCGGCGCCGCGTGCTTTAGGCGGGGGTGTCGTCGTCACGCGGGCCTGTTTTGAGTCCACGTTGCTCTAGCCATTCGATAATCGCCTTACGGGCGACAACCGCTAGTGAGGGGATGTGTTCGGCGTCGGCCGCTTGTTGTAGAGCAGCCTTTTCCTCCGGCGTTAAACGCAGCATCATGCGTTCGGTGTAGATCACCTCGCGTCGCCTCCTGTCCATAACGCGCCGCCACCTCCCTTTAGTTGAGCATCTCCCCGTTACTATAAGCGGCGCTTGTGTAGTTCGTGGTTGCTTGGAGTTGCTCTTGACTGCTATTATAACCATAACAGCCCACCACCGAATAACGAAGGAAGGCACGTCATGATGGAATCTCTCGTTATCGCCAGCACCCTCGGGGACGCTGCGTCTAAAGCGCTGGGGTACGTTCACGCCATGAGCCCGGCGCTCATCGCGTTCATCATCGTGAGCTCCACCTGCGCCCTGGCGTTCAACCGTGAGCACAAAGCCGACACCCTGTAGGCACCGTTTAAAAAACAAGGAGTACACCATGAACAATGTCGTTATCGCCTCGGCCTTCGGGGACGCCGCCGCCAAGGCTATCGGCTACATCAAGGAAATCTCGCCGGCCCTGATCGCCATTATCATCATTAGCGCGGCGTGTGGACTGGTGTTTAGCCGAGGCCATAAAGCGGAGATCCTGGGATCGGCGTTCCTGGCCATTGTCCTGATCGCCAGCTTCGTGGCCATTGGGGCAGGGATATAAGCGTGGCTCACCGGACGCCACGCAGCTTGAACGATAATCTACGCCTGGCGCGGCTGACGGTCCCTCAGTGGATCGCTATGGGGGTCGGGGCGGTATCGCTCTGGGTGTGCGCCATCCTGGCGAGCGGGATTCACAACCCGAACATGCACATCCTGGCCGTCGCCGCGCCAACCGTGCTGCTGGTCGCGCCGATCCTGGCCTTCGGGCGCGGCGGCATCGAAAGATACCCCGCGCAAATGAGCCGCTACGCCGTGCGCGTCATGGGCCGGACCATGGCGCGCGGGATCGCGGTGGCCCGGACACAACTCACCACCAGGACCGCCCAGGCACGGACGGCCGTACAGGCCCAAAGGAGGACTCATGCGCCGCAGACTGACGCCCGTCATAGTGAATGACGACGCGACGATCACCGGCGCGGACGGCATCACGCGGGCGCTGCTCCATCTCCCTGGAGTGGCGCTCGCGTCGCTCTCCACGCCCGACCAGGACCGCCACGCGGGCCTGCTCGCCCTGCTCGCGGCCAGCTTGCCCTACAAGGCGCGGCTGGCCGTCTATATCGAGAACCGCCCGGCGGACGCCGCGACGATGACACAGACCCTACGCGCCCAGCTCGCGCCCACGCCCTACACGCCCGCGCTAGGTGAGGTGGGCGAGCGCTTGGTGGCGCGTTGGGCCGACCGGCTGACGGCCGCGACGGCGCGCCATGCGGCCACGCTCGACTACTGGCTGCTGCTCCAGCCGTACCCTATCCAGGACGGCTACCCCGACCAGACGGAGCCGGCCCGGCGCGCGCAGGCCACGGCCGCGATCACACGGCAACTGGTGAGCATGGGCCTGGCCCCGCTGCTCGTCACGACGGCCGACGCCCACGCCTTCCTCGCGCGGCACCTGGACCAGACCGACGACGCCGCAGGCACGGACGTGGACGACGACGCGGGGTACACGGCGCCACACGGCACGGAGGGCAACCTCCGCTACCGCCTAGGCACAGGGAGCGCCTCAGCGAAGGTCGCGCGGTGGGTGCGCACGCTCTTCCTGGTACAACCGCCGGTCGAGACTGACCCTGGGTGGCTACGGCCACTGGTGGCGGCGGACTGCCCCGTCACTATCGTGCTACATATGACCGGCCTGAGCCGGTGGTGGGAGCGTAAGCGCCAAGGCGCGCGCCTCCGCGTCATGAGCGCCACCACGACGGGCCACAGCGACATTACCACCGACCTGGCCGCACAGGACGCGCACGCGCAGGCGGTGGCGCTGCACACGCAAGGCTACAGCATCGTCCGTGTGGGCTGCTACGTGCGGCTAGAGGGCGACACGCAGGCCCAGCTTGACGCCCGCGTGACACGGATCTTGCAGGCGATGCGCGACACGATGATCGCGGAGCCGGGCTATGGACACGCGCACCAGGAGCCGCTCTACCGCGCGACCTTGCCGGGCTATCCCGACCGGGCGCGTTCGACGTATCGCTGGGACTCGCCCACGCTCGGCAACGCCTGGCCGTTCCTGGCGTTCAATCCGGGCACACGCACGCCGGGTGTCCCGTTGGGCGTGACGGACGCGGCCGGCGACGTGGTGAGCCTGGCGCTGGACGACCCGAACCTCTACAACCGTATCGGCGTGGTGCTGGGGCGCGTCGGCACGGGCAAGACGAGCCTGCTGCAGAAGCTGGCGCTGTGGTTCATGCTACGCGGGGACATGGCGACAGTCGTCTCCTCGGTCGCCAGCTTCGGGGCGCTGTGCGCCATCTCTGGCGGCGTCGAGGCGACGTTGGGCGGGGCGCAGTCCGCGTGCATCAATGTGTGGGACGGCCCACGCGCCACGGACGAGGACCGCCGCGAGCGCGTGCGCTTCGTGTGCGCGGCCGTTGATCTGCTGCTGGGCGGTCTGGCCGACCTGGAGCCTGCCTTCGTGGACGAGGCAGTCCGCGCCGTCTACGCGGCCGCGCCCGACCACACGCCGGTCATGGCCGACCTCTACGCCTACATGGAGAGGCAATGGACGGCCACGAAGGGCGACCGCGACGACAAGAAGGTGTGGCGGGCGCTGGGCTGGCGGCTGCGGCCCTACGTGGGCGACGGCCAGCACGCGCGCCTGGTCGATGGGCAGACCAGCGTGCGCCTGGACGCGCCGCTGCTCGCCTTCGACACCGGACCGCTGGAGCAAGACATGGCCCTGCGCAACTACGCCTACTTCTCCGTGTTCGCGATCGTTGACCAACGCCGCGTGCTGGCCCGCGCGCGGAGCGCGGCGGCGGGGCGCCCGAGCGCCGACCACTTGACGGGGCTCGATGAGGCGTGGGGCCTGTTGAAAAGCCCGCTGGCGCGTGAGCACATCAACCGTGACGCCCGCAAGGCCCGCCACGGCGGCAACTGCGTGGTGTTCGCCTCGCAGCAGATCAAGGACCTGGTCGGGGACACCGACGCCGAAACGTTCTTCACGCAAAGCTCGTGGAAGGCGCTCTTTTCGGTTGAGGACAACGGCCAGCAGACCGAGGGCAACCCGCGCCTGTGGCTTGAACGGATGCTGAACCTGACGCCGGCCGAGGTCGATCAGGCCCAGCGTATGAGCGGAGAGAAGGGCGTCTACATGCCCATGTTCATGAGCCGGCGCGACCGCACGATCCCGCGCGACCTACACGGGATCGTGCGCGTGGAACTGACGCCCGAAGAGGCGAAGCTGTACGCCAGCGATGTAGACGACTTGGCCGCGCGCCAGTGGTGGACTGCGCGCGCCGGCGGTGACGTGTGGGCTGGGATAAAGATGGCGCTAGACACGGATGGCGTCACGCCGCAAAGGAGGATGGCATGACGACACGCACACGCTCCGTGATCTTCCTGGCGGTAGCACTGCTCATCGCGGTGGCCCTGCCCACGGCGGCCGGCGCGGCGGGACCATTTCCCACGTTCCCCCCCGCAGTGGTCACGACGTTGCCCGCGCCGACGCAAACAGCGCGCGTCGTGGTCGTGATCGCCACGGCGGCTCCAAGCCCGAGCCCCACACCGAGCCCCTCACCAACGCCGGCGGCGACGATCGGCGGGGCGGTGTCGTCGTCTTCGACGTGCGGCGCGAGCGGGCTCGCCATTCCTTTACCGCTGGGTAACGGCCTCTGCATCGACATCTGGGGTGTTATTCAGCAGGGCTGGGCGGCGCTGTGGGGCGGCCTGACGACGATACTGGAGACACAGATCAAGGACGTCACGGATGCTATCATCGGGCCGCTCACACGCACGGACAACCCGACCGGCAACGCGGGCCTGGTCAGGGTCAAGGACACGCTGGCGACCGACGCGGGCGATGCTTTCGCCGTCGTCTTTGGGATCGCCGTACTCTGGACCATGAAACCCGCCTGGTTTGGCAATGTGGCCCAGGGCGTGGCGTTGTTGTGGCGGTCTGGCCTCGTGCTGGCCGCGCTCGCGGCGTATGATACGCTCGTGAACATGTGGATGGGCGGCGTCAATGGCCTGGCCGGTGACATCGGAGCGTCCACCATGCACGACCTCGGACATAGCGGCCTGGCGCTGGTGCTGGCCCCGGTGCTCCTCATTGTCGTGGGCATCGAGCGTGCCGTGAGCCTGCACGTCTTCGCCTTTGTCTACGAGATCGGCCCGTTGGCGATTATCCTGTTCGCGTGGCCGCCGGTGGCCGACATAGCGCGGGCCTGGCTGCGCACGTTCGCTTACTTGTCGCTGCTGGGGCCGGCCTACGCGCTCATGCTCTCGGTGATCGTGTCTCTGGAAGGGCAAGGCAACGGGCGCGTGGGCGGGGTGATTGGCGGTATCGTCTGGAATGACATCATGCTACTGGGGGGGCTGCTTGTGCTGGCGCTCGTCCCGTTTATCCTGGCGGGGCTGGTGTCGGCGGCGGCGCACGCCGGGGCGGGTAGTCTATCCGGTCTGGCGTCGAAAGCGGCAACGTTCGCTGGGTTTATGTAGGCAGGAAGGAGCAAGCCATGGATAACTTTGGAGCGGGGTATTTCGCGGGCCGACGGAAAGAGCGACGGCGCATCGCCCGGCTGCTCGCGGGGCAGGGAGTGCCGATTCCGATCAGCCGGCCATGGGTCACGATCACGGGGCGCGGCCTACGACGACTGGCGCTGGCATTGCTTGTCCTCATCGTCGTGCTGGTGTTGCTCTTCCTGGTCTTCGCCGTCGTCTATGGCGTGCAGCATCATTTGATCTACATGGCAGGCTAAAGGGGGATGTTGATGCGCGTGCATACGTTGCGTGTCCCAGGGATAAGCCATGCACGCGGGACGTGCATGGGCCAGGGGCCGCGTGCAAACCATGCACGCGGCTTTTCAGGCGTAGACGGCCGCTGTGCACGCCCTCATGCGCACGCCTTTACCCTGCCACTCTCCGCGTGCTGGCCGGCCTCGATCGGCGGTGGGCGATGAGCGACGACACCAAGCGGGTGCGCTTCAACCTCACGGTCGACCCGGCAACGCGCCAGCTCGTCGAGGACTACACCGAAGAGTGGGGGCTCGATAACGGCCGTACGCTGGATCGGCTCGTCAAGATGGCCGTCGGCACGGAAGCGGCCGAGCGCCAGGCCGAAGCGGGGCTGGGCGCGCTCGAAGAGATGACCCGGCGCGTGCTGGGTGACTACACTGACCAGATGACGCGCCAGCTCAAGGAGATCCTGGAAGGTCCGCACCTGGAAGCGGCGACGGCCCGGCTGCTGCTCTTCGCGCTGCTGTGCCACCTGACCGATCCGGCGGCGGCGGTACGCAACGAAGAGGAGGCCCTGCGTGTGGCCCGCCAGGCGCGCGCCGACGGCGTGATGGCGCGGCTGATGCGCGGGCGCGTCAGCTCTGCTGACGAGGGCAGTGGCGATGAGGAGGCGGAGCAGCGGCCCCAGCGGTGGCCGGTGCGACCAACCGTTGTGCCTGACGTAACACCCGCGCCACCCATGCCACGGCGGGGCTGGCTGCGCTTGTTAGCGGGCAAGAGTTGAGGGTAGGCCATACATGAGCGACAAGGCTCTCACCGTGATCGACACCCGGTATCAGCAGAACAACATCCGCGCGCCTTCTCGCCTGACGCAGCAGTGCCGCTACATCAGCCGCGCCGGCGACGTCCCCTTGTTTGGCCGGATGCTGGCGCCGGTGTCTCCACAAGAGGCGCGCTCCCTTATCGCATCCCATGGCCTGGCGCCGCACTGGACGGGGCCGGTGGCCTATCACCGCGTGATCCTCTCACTGCGCACCGAGCAGGGACTCGACGACACAGCGACGGCGCGGGCGCTGGTGTGCGGGGCGCTCGACGAGCTGGGCCTGCTGTTGGACCGCCGGCCGGTGTGGGTGGCGGGGGTGCATCGGGACACCGACAACGTGCATGCGCATGTGCTGCTCGCGGGCGGGGATACCTCCGGTTATGGGGACAGCGGGGGACGTTCGGTGGAGATTCGAGGGCGGACATTGGCGCGATGGAAGGCGCGTGTCGAGGAGCGGGCGCGCCGAGTAATGGGATAGAAGGATAGGAGGAGAGCATGCCGAAAGCGACGACACATGAGGAGAAGCTCGCCAAGAAAGTGGTCGATGCCGTGCAGATACTGGCGCTGGATAGCTACCTGGAGGCGACAAAGCAGCTTGGGGTCAAAGAGATAATGCCCTACCAGATAGACACGGCGGGCAACGAAGAGCGCGCCTTCAACGCGATTATGGCCGCGATCCGCGAGCACGCCCTGCCTCGCCATGGGTCGTAAGGAGGTTCCCATGCGCCGCATCCTGCTCACCCTGCTCATCGCCGCCGCCCTTGTCGCCGGCTACCGCGCCGCTCTATCAAACCACACCACGCGCCTACAAGCCCAGCGCGTCTATCAGACCGCCGTCGTCGCCGTGTCCTACCCCGCCGCCGTCGCCGCCGACCTCTCCGACGCCGCCCAACGTCACAGACTGAAATTGACGGCCCTGGCCACGGGTAAACTGCATATCGTGAGCTGGCACGACTGGACTGGCCCCACCATCGGCACCCGCTATAGCCGCTTGCAGGCCCGTACAGGTCACATGGCGCGCGTCCGGCAATGGACGGTCTACCTGCTGCTCATCGTCGCTGCCCTGGTGCTGTGGCGGCTGTGGCGGCCCCTGCTGCGCCTCTCGCGCCACGTCGCCGGCGGCTTGCGCCTCTCGCGCTCATCGGGCTCGGCTGGCTGGGCGGGCTGGTACGTGTGGTGGCGGCTCTACGCCCGCCGCCGCGAAGTCCCCTTTAGCATTGGACGTATCGGCCCGTTCGGGATTGGTCCGCGCCTCTCGATCCGCGAGAAAGACCAGGCCCGGAACGCCATCTTGTGGGGGCCACCGGGCTACGGCAAGACCAGGTTGATCGTCGAGAACATCCTGCGCCTCTCGCCGCGGCACGGGCGCTCTGGCCGGCTGCCATCGCTCACGTTCACCGACTCGAAGGGGAGCATCTACGCGCAAACGGCCGGCTGGCTCGCCACGCTCGGCTACCGCGTCGTCAGGATTGACTGGCTGGATCTGACCAGCGACGGCTACAACCCGCTGGACCCCGCGCACATCCAGGAACCCGCCGACGCGTTCGCCTGGGCCGCCTCGCTCATCGAGAATACCGGCCGCAACAGCGATACGCCCTTTTGGGATGACACGACGACGCTCCTCTTGGTGGCCACGCTGTTTCATCTCATGGAAGAGCACGGCACGGCTACCCTACGTGCGGTGCAGCAGTTCCTGGCCCAGCCCGCCGCCACGGTGAAGGCGACGCTCAAGCGGTCCAACAGTGAGCCGGCGCGCGAGGCCGCCAGAGGCATGTTGTCGTTCATGGAGGGCAACGAACGGCTCGAAGGCAGCGTCTTTAGTGGCCCGCCGCTGAAGTTCATGGCGCTTTGGGATAGCAGGATCGTCGAGACGACGCGCCGGAACAGCGTCGTCTGGCGCGACCTGGCCGATCCATCGAAGCCGCCGGTCGCGGTCTTCGTGACGCTGACGCCCGGCTACGAGCGCATGCTGCGCCCGTTCGTGGGCGCATTGTTTGACCAGATGAACATCGAGCTACTCAGGGAGGCCAACAGCGCCGGCGGGGCCAGGAAGGTGTTGAAGCGCCGCGTTCAAAACTGGTGGGATGAGATTGGGACCATCGGCAAGCTCGCCGACTTGCCGGCGCGCATGAATACGACGCGCGAGGCCGGCATCGGGACTGTCATCGGGGCGCAATCGACGACGCAGCTTGACGAGATCTACACCGAGGCTGGCCGCAAGATCATCTTGCAGGGCTGCTACGCGCATCTCGTGCTGCCGGGCTTGCGCGCCGAGCAGGCCGAGGCCGTGGCCCAGGAGCTTGGAGAGGGCACCGTGGCCCAGCGCCAGGGCGGGGCGACCAGGGACGGCAGCGAGATCCTCATGAAGCAGGGCAACATGGGCCTCTCGGAGAAGGGACGACCGCTCCTGACCGCCGACGAGGTGAGGCGGCTGTGGGCTCCGCAGTTGCTGGCGATCGTCGGCAACCTGCGGCCGGTCAAACTGTGGTGGGCGGGGCGCTACTACTACCACCCCCTGTTGCGCCGGCGGGCGGGGCTTCCCTTGCCACCGGCACAGTCCATAACCGACGCCAGACCGTCCTTACCCGCGAACGGACCAACAGCGGATCTCTTGATCGATTGGCAGGTGTTGTGATGGTACCCTGTGCGCTACTCAAGAGCGCTTTTGGCGAGAGCGGCCTTGTAGGCGGCGGCTGCCTCTTCTACGTCAGTGTACCGACCGAGGAAAATGGAACGTCCTCGCACACCTATTTGCGCGAACCACTTACCGCGCGTTTTATCCCACTGCACACCAGGATAGCCAGACGTGTTCCGGTAATTCAGCCCCACGTTGAGCTTGTTGATGCGTGGGGGCACGGCGCGCAGATTCTCCGTCCTGTTGTCAGTTCTATTCCGGTTCCAATGATCGACCTCATAGCCGGTCGGGATAGCAATACCTCGCAGGTCGAGGACGGCATGACTCATCGCGATATGGTGGCGCTGTCCGTTCGGGTAGATGTCACGGACGGCATAGCCGCCACTGGTACACCAGTGGCCCTGAGAGAGAATGGGGTAGAGGTCGCGGTCAACGAGGGCAACGAGACCTTTCGTCAGCGGGATCTCGGCGTAGAAAAGAGAGGGTTGGGGTACACTATCAGACATGGCGGCGGCACTCCTTATCAGTGTCAGTCGTCTAGCGGCGTGTTGATGTTAGTCGCATCAACACGCCGTGCTCTGTGTAGAACTACCCTCATTTTACCATTTATCGCCTCTCTACGCTGGATTTATTGCAGCGAAGAGGTGGCGTGATGGCTAGCCATGACGCGCGCATCCACCTGTACCGCGAACGTTTCGCCTACGTCGATGAGACCTACTGTGTCCAGCAGCCATTGTGGCGCGACCAGGAGGGCCAGGAGCGCGGCGGGCACTACCTGCGCGCCTATGACCAACGGTTCGGCAAGGAGAAGCCACTAGCGCTCACCGACGAGCTGATCGAGCGCCACTTGCGCGGCCAGACCACGCTGGCGTTCTACAGCGCCAAACGGGTCGGGCAGCAGACATTGTGCCGCGAAGGCGTCATGGAGTGCGACGACAAGCGCCCGGTGCCGGACCCCCATCAGCCGGGCAAGGTCACCCGGTATGAGCCGGTCAACGGGCGTGAGCTGATGCGCGACGCGCACCTGCGGCTCGATAGGGCGGGCATCAGCAGCGCGTTGGAGTTGTCGCGACGTGGCGCGCGTGTCCGGATCTTCGCCGCCGAACCTGTGCCGGCGCGGTCGATGCAGAACCTGCTGCTGTACGCTGTCGGCGCGGAGGAGCGGGCTAGGATGGCCGAGGGGCGCGGCGCGGTCGAGATCAACCCCAAGCAGGAGGTCCTGCCAGAGGGCAAGGTGGGCAACAGCGTGCGGGGACCGTTCGGGCTGCATCAGAAGAGCGGGGAGCGCTACCCGTTCATCCGGCCCGATGGTCAGCCCTCGGCGACGACGTTAGGCGGGCAGCTCGCCTATATCCTCTCCGTGCCACCTATAGACGTCATGAGGGAGGTCGAGCGGCGGTCCTGGCTGGAAGAGGAGCGTATCGGGACGCTGGACCGGGAGCCAGAGCCCGTTAGGGAGAGGACGCAGGAGCGGTGGCGTCCGTTCGAGCCGTTGGGTCAGTCGCCCATCGAGCGCTGGAAGGCTGCGCATCCGTTAGAGGAGGTGCTGGCCGGGTACGGCGTGGAGGTCAGCCGGAGCGGCGTCTACCATTGTCCGCTCCCGCATCATGGCGACGGCGATCAGACGCCCTCGCTATCCGTGGACGTGGAGCGTGGCTTGTGGCACTGTCACACCATCGGCCAGGGTGGCTCGTCTTTGGATTTCGTGATGGTGGCTGAGGGGTTGTCGTCGGCGCGTGAGGCGGTGGCTTATCTGCGTGGCCGGGGTGAGATCGCGCCAGCCTCCGCTGAGGCGTTGGAGATGGCGGGCGTGGGGAGAGGTGGTGAGGAGATGGGAGGGTTGCGGTGAATAGCTATAGAGCTATAGAGCAACGAGGAGTGTGGGATGGATGAGGAAAAATATTGTGCGCACGAGTGGCGACCGGGACCGGTCATCGTGCGCACGGTCGAGGAACAACGCAACGGCTTTGGCCGCGTGATGCGGCTGGAGCAACGCTATGATGTCCTGCTCGTCGTGTGCACGCATTGCGCGGCCGTCAGAGGGCGGGAGTTGAGCGCGATCCCGGTCTATAGCTACCCCCCGTCGGCGACGTCGACGGCGGGGATAGTCAAGGAAAACAATCATGGATAAGAACATACGACGGGTCTTGCCGCGCATCCTCGCCTTTTGGGCGGCGGGCGCGGTTGCCGTTACTCTGCTGACACTGACGGGAGCACCCGCGTACGCTATCCCCTTAGCGGCCGCGGCCCTGGCCGTCCTGATCCTGCGACGGTGATTGGAGCTATCATCGCCGTCGGTGCGAGTGTGGCCGTGGCGCTCTACGTCGTGGCGTCTGCGTACCGCTGCGAACGGGCCGACCGCGCCTTCCGGCGGCGCTACGATCTGGCTATCGCGCAGACGCCGCCTCCGTTACCGGGAGGCGATATGTCCGATGCGCTGCTCGGGGAAGCAGCGTTTGCCGCGTGGGAACGGGAACACGGAGAATACACGGGCGTTGGACCGGTGCGCTGGTGAGAGATGTAGGGGAGGAGACTGTGTCTATCAGACGCTACAATGCGCCGCGCGCGCGTATTTTGGCGCGCTATCCGCGCCTCAACCCATTGCCGCCATTAGCCGTCCCTGAGTAGATTGTGCCGCAACACGATATCGACTAAAGATGGGTCGAACTGGGTGCCCGCCCCCCGCTCGATCTCAAGGAGCGCCACCGCCGGCGTCATCCCCGCGCGGTAGGGCCTATTCTCACACATGGCGTCGAACGCATCGACCAGGCTGACCAGGCGCGCGATCGCCGGGATCTCCGCGCCCGCCAGGCGGCGCGGGTAGCCCGAGCCATCCCACCACTCGTGATGCCCCCACGCCGCGTCCTCCAGCAAGGGCGACACGGCCGCGTAGCGGCGCACCAGCGCGACGCCGTGGAACGGGTGATCCTTGATGCAGGCGTACTCGATGGCCGTGAGCGGCCGCGCGGCCAGCAGGATATCCAGCGGCTCGTTGATCTTGCCGACGTCGTGCACGAGCGCCGCCGCGTACACCTCGCTCTCCCGGCCGCGCCAGGGATCGCCCGGCAACCGCGACGCCACGCGGGCGGCGTGTCGCGCCACGCGCAAGCTGTGCGTGACGACGGCGGGAGAGTGGTCGAGCAGTTGTTCCATCAGCAGTGAGGCCACGCCGAGAGAGGTGGCGGCCACGGAGGCCGATGGCGGCCGAGGAGCGGGAACGGTGAGCCCTGGCGCCGCTGGTCCTGAGACAAAAACGCTATAGGGGCGATGGGGCGTATCACGCATCATATGTTCACCTTAGCACGTACAGATGTGCTAACAAGGGGCCGTGTGAACAGCCACACGCTCCTGATGGCGCGGCGGACCCAGCCCGTCGCCGCGCCGCCTGTGTGGCCGTTCTGTACGCGCATTGGCGCGACAGATGGCAGAGATGGAGACCCCATGGACGACACGAACGGGCTGGATCACACCTCAGCGGAGGCCAACGTTGCGGCAGATGACGTGGCTGGAAATGGATTGACGGAGCGCATGATGGTGATGCTCGAGCTCGCCTACCATAACCACAGCAACCGGGAGATCGCGGCGTTCCTGGGCATCAGTCACGCCGGCGTCAAGAACCGACTGGCGCTGATCTACAAGCGCGTCGGCCTCGATCCGCGGCCGGGGCCATGGGGGCGGGTGGCGGCGCTGTGCTGGTGGCACGACGAGCGGCGGCAGCATCGGCGCGTGGTGGCCCGCGTGGCGATCCTCTTGGCGCATCATCCGTTCGTGCGCCAGGTGACGAAGAAGGCGTCATGACGGAGCTGCTGATCGGCGCGTTCCTGCTGGGCGTCCTGTGCGGCGTCTTTGTGATGGTGCTGTGGGCGATCTATGTGGCCGGAGGGACACGATGAGCCTGCTCGTGGCGGCCGGCCTGGCCGTGCTCATGGTGGCGGTGATGGCGCTGGCCGATGGGCCACGGGAGAGCTAACGATGAACGCGCGCTCTCCACGTCAGCCACGCTGGACAGTGGACACGCCGCCCGTGGCGCCGGCTATTCCTGAGCGTGCCATCCAGGCCGACATCATCGCCTATCTGCGGCTCAAACAGTACCATGTCCTTCGGCTGAACTCCGGTGCGCTCCCCAACGCCCAGGGCCGTCCGGTCCATATGCTCCCCGCCGGCACTCCTGATGTCTTGGCCATCAAAGACGGCCGCGCGCTCTTCGTCGAGGTCAAGCGGCCCGGCAACAAACCGACGGCGCTCCAGCAGGCCATGATGGAGACCCTGCGCGGCTACGGCGCGCGCTGTCTGGTGGCGACGTCGGTGGAGGACCTGCACGCCGCGGGCATCTAGCGTGTCGTGTGCCCGGCCCCTTGCCCGCCCGCCGGTGATGGGCGACGCTAGCCTCAGCTGAGGCCGGCACGAGATAGCCGTATCCACACGGATCACACATTGCGGCCACACCAAAGGGACGGACGAGATGACGGACGGAGAGCCACGGATTTATCTGGCGCTGACGCGGCCAGAGGTTGAGTACCTGAGCGACCAGACCAGCGCGCAGAAGCCGCTGACGCGCGACCTGGCCGTGCGCCTGGCCGGCGCGCTCGTCGAACTCGCCGCCGTGGACGCGCTCCGCGTGGCGCATGGGTTGACCGCGACGACACCCGCGACGACCGCTGAGGTCGCCTCCGCTGAGGCCGCCTAATGGGTGTCACGCCCAAGCCCGCCCGCGTCGCGCGGCCGTCCTGTGTGTCGTGCGGGGCGCCCACGGCGCTCCCCCCGCGCCGGTTGACCATGCGTGAGGCGCGGGTGCGCTGCGTGGAGCGCGACGGGCGGCTGCTCATCGCCTGGCGCACGGACCGCGCGACCGATCAGCACGCCCTCAGGGACGATTTCCGCGCGACGTTTCCGACGCATGGCGCGGCGACCTGGCGGCCGAAAGAGAGCGTGTGGAGCGTGCCCCTGCGGCTCCGTGACCAACTGGCTGAGTGGGTGTCGGCGCGCTTCGAGCCCGGCTGTGAACTGGGCTACCTGCCGTGGGATGAGACCACACGGCCGGCCTACATGACGGAAGCGGGCTAACCCTGACTGCCCGGCCCCTTGCCCACCCGCCCGCGCTCATCTAGCCTGCGTGCGCATGAGGTGAGGCGTCGCGCCACCGAAGGACTACCGCCCCTGACTGTGTGGGGTCGTTGCGCGCTGTAGGTTCGCGCTTACTTGGTGGTTGATCGTCGCCTCATCTCGTGCGTGTCCGGGCGCGTGATTGGATCTCTCCGCGCGCCCTGGACGCTCTGGCTCATCTGTGTGCGCGCGCTGTGCGGAGTATTGCGGAGTGTGGGGAGTTTATGCCGCGCCTGTCGGATAAGCAGATGGCCCGCCGTCGGGCCAAAGTCTACCAAGGCATCGTCGCCGGGAAGTCCCTGGGACAGATCCGCGACGAGTTAGGCGTGTCCGACGACACCGTGGCGCGCGACCTGGCCGCCGTCGGCGACGACCTCCTGCTGTGGGCCAGGCAGGAGTTGACGGGGACACTGGCCTATGTCGTCGCGAACTACAAGCTCATCATCACGGAGGCGTGGGAAAAGTATCACGAGGAGTGCCGGCGCGAGCGGGAGTGGTTGGAGGGCAAGTTCGACCGTGCGGTGCAGGTGGCCGACCCGGTGGACGGGGCCCGCATTGAAATGAAAGCACCGCCTTTTCGTGCGCTCAAGGTCGCGTGGCTCAACTCGATACGCGAGACACTCGTGCAACTCGCGAAAATGGGTTGCCTCACCGAGGAGCGTGTGGCGCGCTTACTCGACGCGGAGGAGGACGACGACGAAACGGTGGACATGAGTGAGCGGAGTGAGATCGAACTGCGGGCACTCGTGGCACGCGGCGGAAGGGGAATTGGCGCGGCGTGAGCTCGCCCGACGGGGACTGGTCGATTTCGGCCACTACGTCTACCGTGGCTTTGTCGCCAAGCCTTTTCACGCCCGCATCGCCCTGGCGCTCGAAGCGGTCGAGCGCGGTGAGATTGCCCGGCTGATCATTTCGGTCCCGCCGCGCCACGGCAAATCGACGTTGACCAGCGAGATTTTCCCGGCGTGGTTTTTGGGCCGCAATCCGGACAAGCGGATTATCGCCTGTTCGTACGCGGCCAGCCTGGCGCACCGCTTCAGCCGGAAGGCGCGCAATCTTATCGCCGGACACAATTTCTCCGCCGTTTTTGGCCAACGCGGCAGTCCGAGTCGCCTGCATGTGCGCACCGATCGGACACACGACCAGCGGCCGTACGCGGTCACCCTGGCCGACGACTCGCGCAACGTCGGCGAGTGGGATCTGGCGGCGCCCTATCGGGGCGGCTACACCAGCGCCGGCGTCGGTGGCTCGATCACCGGCAAGGGTGCGCATGTCCTGCTCATCGATGACCCCGTCAAGGGCGCTAAAGAGGCGGCCAGCACGACGATCCAGGAGAGCATTTGGGAATGGTATCTATCGGACGCCTACACACGCCTCGAAGAGAATGGCGCGATCGTCATTATCATGACGCGCTGGAGCGAGGACGACCTCGCGGGCCGCGTGTTGCGTCTGGCCGCGGCCGACCCGGAGGCGGATCAGTGGGTGGAACTGCGCTTACCGGCGTTGGCGGAAGAGGACGACCCGCTGGGGCGACCGGAGGGCGCGGCGCTCTGGGACGAGAAGTTTCCCGTGGCGCGCCTGGCGCAGATCGCCAAAGCGATCACAGCGCGGCCGTTCGCGGCGCTCTTTCAGCAACGGCCGGTCCCGGCGGGCGGCGACCTCTTCGAGACCGGCCGTTTGCGGATCGTGGACGCGGCCCCCGCGGACGCCGAGCGCGTGCGCTACTGGGACAAGGCGGGGACGCAGGGCGCGGGCGCCTATACGGCCGGCGTGCGCATGGCGCGCGGCTACGATGGGGTCTTCTATGTGGAACATGTCGAGCGTGGCCAGTGGGCCAGCCACAGTCGCAATCAGGTCATGGAGAATACGACGAACCGCGACGGATCGGCGGTGACCGTGTGGGTCGAGCAAGAGCCCGGCTCGGGCGGCAAAGAGTCGGCGGAGATCACGGTCAAGATGCTCGCAGGTTCGCTCGTGCGCGTCGAGCGGGTGACCGGCGACAAGATCACGCGGGCGCTCCCGTATTCGGCCCAGGTCAACGCGGGCAACGTGTGTCTGGTCAAGGGTCTTTGGAACCAGGCGTACATCGAGGAGTTAACGATGGCTCCTAACGGCAAATACTGGGACCAGATCGACGCGAGCTCGGGCGCGTTCAACAAGTTGGCGACGGGACCCGGACGCCCCTCCATGCTTTTCGAGGATGACTTCTAATGACGATGACACCACAGACACCACCATCGACGAGGGCACGGACGAGCCTGGCGCGCCAGGCCCAGGCGCGCGTGGAGCGGGGCGCCCAGCATATCGCGCGCGTGCTCAGTGTGGCCGGCAAGGCCGCTCCACGCCAACGCGACAGCCGCGACGTGGCCGACCTGCTCTCCTCGACGGGGATCGAGCGCGCCCGTCAGGGCAAGCGCATGGGCGACTACACGAGCTACCTGGGCGCGATCACGATCCCCAATGTTTATAAGGCCGCGTCCGTTATCGTGTCCAACTACGCCTCGGTTCCGCTGCGTGTCCTGGACGACGACGACACGGACGTGGATGTGCGCGACCGTGTGCCGGCGTTGCACGCGCTCCTCAAGGCCCCCAACCCCCAAACGCGTGGCCGCGCGTTCAAGCAAGCCGAATGCATGGATTACCTCCTCACGGGCAACAGCATCTGCGCCTACGACGACGTGGACGTGGCAGGCCGGCCGCACGCGCTGTTCCGTTTGCGGCCCGACCGCGTGCTGATCGCGCAGACGCAGGTGGGCAGCCTGGCCTATGGCTACCTCGTCCAGATGGGCCGCGACACGGAGACCCTCTGGTACGACGCCACGGAGATCCAGCACGTCAAGTGGTGGAACCCACAGGACCCGCTATGGGGCCTGGGCGCGATCGAGGCGGGCGAGTTGGGCATCTCCAAGGACCGCCTGATCAATGAGTTCACCTTCAACTACTTCGACCGCGGCGCGATCGTGGACGGCGTGCTCTCGACGCCGAACCAAATCCCCGAGGTCGATCGGCGCGCCATGATGGCCGATTGGCGCGCCATGCGCCAGGGCGCGCGCGCCAAGTTCCGCACGGCGATGCTCTGGATGGGCGCGACCTACACGCCCATCGCGTCCCCGCTCGGCGACATGCCCATCGTCGATTTGGCCAAGATGGGCCGCAACGAGGTGTTCGAGTTGCTGGGCGTCCCGCCGCAAATGGTGGGCGACTTCGACGGGACGAACTACCGCAACGCCCAGGAGGCCAATGCCTTTTTCTGGTCGGAAACGATCGCGCCGATCCTGGACCAGTTCGACGAGGATGGCTACACCCCGCTGGTCGAACGCTACGGCCCGTTCCACGCCGCGCACGAGAAGCGCGAGGTGATCGACCTGGCCATGCGCGCCGAGGCCGCGCAGAAGCTCGGCTCCGTGCCTGGCTTCTCCGTCAACCAGCTCTACGTGGCGGCGGGCTACGATCCGTTGCCGGACGATGACCCGGTGGGGCAGATGATCGTGATGCCCAAGGGCTCATCGCTGCTCACGCCGGAGGCCGTGCTGGCGCGGGCGGAGGACACACCAGCGGAGCTGGAGGAGGGCGACGACGCCGGCCTCTTGCCGCCCGTACCGACGGCCACGGCCCTGCCGGCCGCGGAGGGGACAGGCCAGGGGCAGCCTCCTGAAGAAGGGGATGCGCCACCGCCGCCGACGACCCAGCCGGCGGGAACGGGAAGCGGGCGCAAAAGCGCGCCTCCGCCCAGGCCGGCCGTGTCAGGTCCGGCCCCCGCTGGGGCGACCTCGGACACCGCGCCAGGCGCGCGGCCCACGACGCGGCGTCAGACCTATCCCGACGCGTTGCTCTCGCCACGCGCGCGCCAGGCGCAGCGCCGTCCGGCAGGAGCGCGGGAGACCGGCCGTGTCAGTGGAGGCGCGTGAGCGGGCGCGCGCGTGGCGGTCCTCTGATCCTCTCTTGCCCGGCCCCTTGCCCGCCCGGTCCCCGATGGCCGATAGTCGGCGTGACACAGGCGGACCCGGCGTGCGGGAACGCGAGACGGCGGACCCCAGTCGGATGCGCCCGCCCACGATGCAGCGTTGTTTTGTTGTTTGTTTTGCCGATCACGTCACAGACGAAAGTAGGAGTCACCCATGCCATCACCACAAGAGCGCACACCGGAAGATATCTTCGCCGCGTTGGGCACGTCGGGGTTCGCGGGTATCGCGGCCACGGCCGCCGGCGCGGCGCTGACCGTGACGATCACGCCCGGAGCGTGGGCCGTTCTCCTGGACGGGACGGTCGTGGACGATCAGCTCGTCACGACGACGCTGCCCAACAACTCCGTCAATGGCACGTATACCCTCTGGCTCGACTATGTGTGGGGTAACGGGGACGTGGCGCCCGCATGGAGCCTGGCCGCCGCCGCGCCGTCGGCCAACGCCCTCGCGCTGGGGACCGTCACGGTCGCGGCCAACGTCATCTCGGCCGTGGTCATGAACCCGCCCGGCCTGGGTAACTATCCCCTGGCGGGCGCCTTCACGACAGCCGCCCCGGCGGCGGGCGCGGGGGCAGCGCTGCCGGCGACACCGGCCGGGTACGTCACGCTGATGATCAACGGCGTGGCCCGTAAAGTCGCGGTCTATTAGGCGTGACGGACACGAGAGACACAGGAGCGGAGGGACAACGGATGGACGCACGGGAGGACATGAGGCGGGATCGTGTCGCGCTGGCTCAGGGACGTGTCGTCCAGGTGCGTGTGTCCCTGGCTCTCCTCCAGGCGCTGCTGACACAGGGCTGGGGGGGCTATGGTTCCTCTGACGGCGCCACGTCTGACGTGCGGTGCATCGAGGGGCTACCGGCCGACGCGTGTCTCGTGCGCGCGGCCGTGGACGAGGGCACGCGCGAGCTGGTGCTCGTGGTCGTGCATCCGTCCTTCGCGCGGGTGCCGCCGGGCACGCCCTTCCCTCCGTTCACGCCCCGCTATGAGCAGACCGTTCACGCGCACGAGGATGGGTCTGATGAGCGCTCGGCCCCTGATGAGTCGCGCGTGGATCGCCAGCGACGCGCACAGAAGAGGCGCGTGGAGAGCGGCGGCTACCAGCCGGTAACACCACTGGGGCCACCGCCGACGGGTGAACCGTTGTGCGCGCGGCCGGACGTCACGATAACGGGTACGGACACACAGAACGCGCGGCCTGAGCCGGGTGGAGATATGTCTGAGGCCATGGTCCTCGGGAGGGACGCATGAGCGACGCCGAGAGCCTCGCCACCCAAGCGGTTGATCAGGTGATAGCCTGGACCGTCACCGCGCTGCGTCCTGACCTGACGTATGCGCTGACGTTGCCGGCGGCTATGTCGTCCGCGGACCGGGACAGCACGGTGCGCCGGCTGTCAACGTGGATGCGGGAACAGGTTGAGCGCGGGCTCACCTTCCCGGCTATTCTCGTGCTCGATCCGTCCATCCGATTGGACGAGATGCCGATAGAGGACCTTGAAGCGGCGCTCGCGGCGGCCAAAGCGGCACACGGCACAAAGGAGGGCGTGTGAAGTTTTCACTGGCATCGGGGCAGCGCATCGACCTGCCCGACGTGCCCGATGGCGCGACGATGGAGCCGCTGACCATCGACTTCGGCATCAAGTCGACGGTCGAGGTCGAGATCGACGGCGAGATCGGCCTGTTGACCAAGGGCTACGCCTCGCGCTTCAACGAAACCGACCAGGACGGTGAGCACCAGGCACGGGGCGCGTTCGCGGACCTGATGGACGCGTGGGCCGCCGAACCGGCCCCGATGGTCATCTTTCATCACGGCCTGGACGCGGCGCTGGGCGCGCGGCGCATCGGACGCGGTATCAAGGCCCACCTCGACAGCGAGGGTTTCTACGCCGAGACCTTCATCCCCAAGGACCCGGTGTTCAAGAACGTTGGCGCGCGGCGTCGCTTCGCGGAGGTCTACGCCGGCATCAAGGCGGGCACGATCAACGGCTACAGCGTGGGCGGCGGCTTCATCCGCGCGGGCAAGGCGCTGGTGCGCTGGGCCACGACGGAGTTGTCGATCACGCCCACGCCCTGCCTGGAAACGGCGACGTTCGCGTTGGGCCGCAAGGCGCTCATCGACGCCTACGGGGAGATGCCGCCGTCCCTCTCCGTGGCCGAGGGCGACACAACGGTGGACGGCGACGCCACCATCGACGACGACGGGCTCGTGGACCAGGTCGCCCTACCGATGCTCTCACGGCCGGCGTGGAGCCAGGCCATGTCGATGGCGCAGACGCAGGGCGACGAGTCGCTGCACGACCACCTGCTCTATCGACCGGCGCACTTTCAGGGTGCGCACACGCCTGACTCCTGTCCTATCTGCACGATGCAGCGTCGGCGACAGGGCATCAAGGCGATCAGACCGGCCAGGCCAGGCATGACCCCAACCAGTGGGGACGGCAAGAAGGCGGCATTGGCGGCGCTGCTGCGCGACCGGCCGGAACTGCTCCGGGCGGCGACCCAGGTGCTTGAGGAGTTCGGGCATGGCAAGAAGATCGGCAAGCGGCACTCCAAGAAGGACCTAGACGTGATTGGCGGCATCATCGCCACACTCCAGACCCATTTCGGGATAGACCCCGCCGCCGGTCTCGGCGGAGACGATAACGCGTCCGGCGTGGACGCTGATGAGACACAGACGGGCAGGGCGACCTAACGCCGGCGTCATGAGCGAGTGAGCCCACGGCCAATGAGCCGCGCGGGCAAAGGAGACAAACAGCAGTGGACCCTATCAAGCAGTTAGAGCAAGCCATTCAGTCCGCCCGCGCGCAGCTTGCCAGCGCCGACGGCGACGCACGGTCAGCGCTGGAGGCTGAGATCGGCCAGAAGTCGGCCAAGCTCGCCGACCTCAAGCGTGAGCAGGAGCAGGAGTACGCCAGCGACCACGACGAGTTGATCGCGCTGCGCCAGACGGTCAATGACCAGAAGATCCGCGAGCAAGCCAAGGGCGTCGCGACCATCGTCGCCCAGGGCGTCAAATCGGCGGCCGTCGCCGAGCAGGAGCGCGTGCGCGGCATGATCAGCGACGAACTCAACGCGGCGCTGGGCCTGGAGAATGGCTCCCCGCTCGACATCAAGGCATTGGTCGCGGGCGCACTCGGCGATATCCGCACCGGCCGCAAGTTCCGCTACGACGCGCCCGAGGTCATCGACGGTGAACTGGTGGACGACGAGGAGGATGGCGGGTACGGACGTGGCGCGGGCGACACCGGCGCGGGTCAGGGGCGCAAGAGCGCGACCGGGTACGGCTACGGCCAGGGGCGCAAGAGCGTCACGGCAGGCAAGGCGTTCGTCAAGCCGCAGAGCAAAGCGACCTTCCCCGAGTTCGTCAACGCGGCGCTCTCTGGCAACAAGGCGAAGATCGCCGCGATCCAGGAGGCGCACGGCTACCAAATCGGGAGTGGCCGCAAGGCCCTAGTCGAGGGTGGCGGCGCCACGAGCGCGGTGACCGGCCCCTCGGGCGGCTACCTGGTCCCCGTCGAGTTCAGCCGCGAGATGATTGGAAAGCTGTACGCGGAGACGATCCTGCGCGCCGCGGGCGTCAACATCCAGACGGTGACCTCCCCGCTCTACCGCCAGCCGCGCCTGTCGGGTGGGTCCAGTGCCACCTACGCGGGCGAAACCGCGCCGATCCCGCTGTCCCAGCCCACCTTCGACCAGGTGGCCGCCCAGCTCAAGAAGCTGACGGTCCTCTCGGCCATTTCCGCGGAACTGGTCAACGACAGCGACCCGCAAGTGATGGACATCGTGCAGGAAGACATCGTGCGCGAGGTCGGCCTCAAGGAGGATATAAGCTTCCTGACCGGCCCCGGCGGCGCGGGTATCCCCACGGGCATCCTGACGGCCGCCTTCGGCGGCCAGGTGGTCCCGGACACGAACGCCGCAACCGGCGACGAACCGTCCTATCGCATGGCCACGCACATGTTCACCCTCCTGAAGACGGCCAACGTGCCGATGAAGCGTCAGTTCTGGCTGATGCACCCGCTCATGGTCGAGGCGTGGCAGAACGTGACCGACGCCAATGGCCGCCCCCTCTTCCAGGACTACATGGATGTGCAGGTAGGCGACCTCCTGCTGCAGCGCCCCGCCCTGTTCCGCCGGCCGATCTTCGAGTCGACTCAACTGCCGCTCACGACCACGGGCGGCAACCCGACGAGTCCCATCGCGCTCGTCGAGGCCAGCCAGATCACCATCGTCCAGAAGGGCGAACTGGAGATGAAGGTGTCCGACGAGGGCACGGCCGTCGACGGCCAGGGCAACACAATTTCGGCGATCCAGAACGACGTCGTGCTCGTGCGCGCCATCTACCGCCACGACATCTACGCGCGACAGGCGCAAGCCGTCGTCGTGCGCAATGACGTGCGGCTCACGTAGGACCGACAGACAAGGATAGGGTGCGCATAGGCATGGCGCTGTACCTGGTGGCGCGGACAATCGGGCCGGATCTCTGGCCCAATCGCCGCGTCGCCGTGGGACAGACCCTCGACACGGACGCGCCGGGCGTGTTTTGCCCCGATGCGCGCCGGACCCGCGCGCTGGTGGAGAGCGGCCATCTGACGCCGCTCTCTGACGCGCGCGACGGGGGCTCAGACGAGAAGACGGACACGGACAACCAAGCGGGCCAGGCGCGACGTCCGAGCGCCCCTGAGCCTGGGTGGGGAGCGCCGGGAGAGAGAGGAGGGAGGGGACGCTAATGCTGCTCGATCGCGCGCGCTTCGCGGCGCTGGCCAATCGTCCCGACGTGGCGAACGCGGCCGGTGCGTACCCCGACGCGTACCTGCTGCCACTGTTCCAATCCGTGGAGGATGAGATCGGCGCGTATCTGCACTATGCCCCGGCCTTGCAGGTCCACACCGCCGAGCAGGGGCCGGTGCTATTCATGGAGTCGGGGGCCTACGCGGGGCGCTACGAGATAGAGTTGCAGCACCGCCCACTGCCACCCGGTCCCGTCACCGTGGCTTTTACGGAGGTTCAGTTGACGTACGCGCTCGCGTTCACCGCGCCCTCGAACGTGCTCCTGACCTACCTCACGGTGGACCACGGCACGGGGCGCGTCTACGCGTTGGCGCCGGGCCTCTCCGACGCGCTCGTGGGGGCGGGCTTTGGCTTTCAGTACGGTCCGTCACTCGCGCCGGGCTACGCCACGGGCTATACGGCCACGTACGTGGCGGGGTACACGACGGGCATCGCGGACCCCACGCCGGACGGCACGACGGCGACGTCGTACCACGCGCCGCTCCTGCCGGAGGATATCCGGGCCGCCGCCGTCTCCCTCGCGCGGGAACGGCTCATGTTCGACCAGGCGTTCAACGCGCAGACCGACAATCCCTTCGCCGGCTTCCTGGTGCGCCGGAAATCAGCCGACCAGGAGGAACAGTATCAGCAGGTCGGGCGCAAGGGCGGCATCGCACCCGTGCTGGGCTATGGCTCACCGCTCGCGCAGGCCGCGCAGAACCGTTTAGATAAACTGGTCCGCACCACTGTGGTCACGCTCCTGTAGCGTGACCACGGACACGACCGACAGACGACAGACAGATGACGGGCAGAGTGTCCCGCGCACACATCATCATAGAGGAGAACAGACCCATGGCTGACGACACCACTACCACGAAGCAAGATCCCACGACCACAACCGCCGCCCCCGCCGCGCCGGTTGTCCCCGCCCCAGCAAGCGCCACCGCTCCGGCGACAACCGTGGCCGGCAACGTCGTGACCGAGGCCGCGGCTCAATCCGCCGCCGCGCCCGGCGTGCTGACGGCCGCGAGCCTGTACAACACGGGACCCACCGGGGAGCCGGTCGGCCCAGAAACGGAGGCGTCGCTCGACTGGCGTCAGGGCCTTGACCATATCCGTGAGACGCTGGCCACGGACGGTCACACGCTCTCGCATGCGGCGGAGGAGTTCGTCCGGCGCGTCCTCGGTGAACTCTATCAACATGAGCAAGGGGGGCCACCGGCCAGCCCGGCCGCGAAGGAGTTTGCCACGACCGTGACGGGCACGCCCTCCCAGGAGACGGCCGATTATCTCAACGCACAGGGGATCGCGCTGCAGAAGACCGAGGGGCACGGCCTGCTCAATAGCGGCGGCTACGCGGTTTAATCGTGTTCTTCCCGAACGCCACGGCGCAACAGGTCCGGGGAGGCGCGCCGCTGGGCGCGCCTGCGCGTGTCCAGGTCGTGTATCCGTCCCGCGCCGAGACCATCAACGCGGCGGGCGGGATTATCCCGACGCACGTCCGCGCCGATGCCCTGGCCGATTGGGTCGCGGGCGACCGGCTCGTGATCCAATCATTGGACGGCTTTACGGCGCTACCCGAGGTCGTGAACTACCGCGTGTCGTCGGTCACGCGCCTGACCGGCTCCCTGCCGGCGACGGACCTGGAACTCGCGGGAGGGATGAAGTAGTGGCGACCGAGACTATCAGCATCGACACACGCGCCCTCACCCGCGCCGCCGCGGCTATGGAACGCGCCCGTCTCACGATCGCGCCCGCGCTCCGACTGGCCGCCGATGCCATGGCCCAGGCCGCGACGCGTGACCTGCGCGCCGCGACGCCCCGCGCCCAGGACACGCCCCTACAGCCAGAGGGGAAGACCCATGCGCAAGATCAATGGACGTATCAGCGTGGCCCTGACGGCTCTGTTAGTGTCGCGAACGCCGCGCCCTACCTGCCGTTCCTGTTCACCGGGACGCAGGCTCATTTCATCGCTCCGATCGCCGGCCGGCTGGGTGCGAATGGACGGCCGGGCGCGCTTGCCTTTAGCGTTGGCGGTTCGTTTGCCTTTAGCCGCGGCCACGAGGTCAGTGGTGTGCAGGTCAATCAGGGCTTGGTCGACGCCTTTGATCGGCAACAGGCGAAGGACGAGGTGGCGTTCCGCGCGCTGGGCCTGCGCCTGGCGGCCGCGCTGCACGCCTCCGTGTCGGAGGCCGGCCGCTGATGAGCTTCAACGACACACTCACGACCCTGACCACGGTCCTGACGCCGCTGCTGGCGCCGGTGCCCGTGCTTGACCGTCCCTTCGACATCGACAATCCGACCCTGCCCTCGATCAATTTCTTCCTGATGGATCTGCGCACCAAGCAGGTCTGGCCCGGCAACCGCGGCCAGATGGACGGCAACCCGGAGCAGGAGCAGAACCTGTACGGCTTCGTCTACCTGCACGCGCCCGCGTCGCTCGTCGGGGAGACCAAGACGCAGGCCGTCACGGATATGTACCAGACCGTGGCCGCGCTCGACGCCGCCTTCGCGCGCCGCTCGGTCTACCTGCTGACGGACCCGGCCAACGCCAACACCCCGCGCGTGATGTCCTGCGGCGACAGCTTCGACGTCCACTTCGACCCGATGGGGCCGTACATCCGCTATCTCGATCAATTATTTATCGGCTGCTATGGCCGTGTGAGCGTCCGCGAGATTTTCACCGACGTCATCTACGACGTCTAGCCCCTGGCGCTAGAAAGGACAATGCAATGAATGTGACCAACACCGCCGGCGACGTCGTGCGCACGCCGACCCTGACCCCGCTGGGTCAACCGGAGGAATGGCAGCCGGGCGAGACACGCGACCTGCCCGAGGCCCTGGCCCGCGCCCTGGCCGTCAGCGCCCATTTTACGCTCACTGAGGAGACCGCGGTTCAGGCCCAACCCACGCCCGTTGAGGCGGCCCCGCTGGGCCAACCCGCGCCAGCCCCGGAGCCCACGCCGGCCCCGGAGCAACCACAACCATTCGCGCCGTTCGGTGAGCCGACGACGCCGACCTTGTAGGAGAACACCATGACTGTATTCGCACCGAGCGTTGGCTCCCAGGTCATCGTCGGCTACGCGCTCGAAGTCACGCCCGGCGTGGCCGTCCCCGCGACCGATTACCTGCGCGTCGAAGAGATGCCCACCCTGAAGTACGACCCCAAGCGGCAGGGATTGGAGACCGCCGGCGGCTCCCTCATCGCCGAGCAGGAGATGGTCGAACTCGACGGTTCCGTCAAAGGCGACGTCGTGCTGCCCGTGCGCGGTGACGCGGGCTGGAAGCTCCTCGCGACCCTGCTGCTGGACGTCGTGACCGGCACGGCCGCGCCCTACACGCACACGCTCACGCCGCGCGCGCCCAAGACGTTCACGCTCTACATCCAGCGTGGCGGCAACTGCCTGTCCTACGCCGGCTGCACGCCCGAGAAGCTCGTCATGATGCTCAACCATACCACGCCCTTCAAGGGCACCCTGTCGGTGACCGGCCTCGCCGAGCCCGTCGCGGCCGCGCTGTTGACGCCCGTCTTCACGGTCGATCAGGTCTTCACCTTCTCGCATCTGCAGTCAATGCTCCTCCTGGGCAACGGGGCGACGGCGCAGAAGGACGTGGACGATCTAGAGATCACCATTGGCTTCGCCAACGTGGACCGCTACGGCGCCGGTGGCGCGGGGCTGCCGACCAGTATTGTGCCCGGTATTCATACCGTCGAGTGGAAGTTCAGCCGGCTCTTCCGCGACGACGTGGAGCAGGCGCTCTTTTTGACGCGCATGATGGCGCCGGGGATCATCCAGGCGCAATTGGTCAACGGCGCGAAGCAACTGACGATCAAGTCGGGCGCGGCGTACTACCCGACGCACGACGTGAAAGCGGCCATCAAAGACGCGATCGTCGAAGATTTTACGATCAAGACGCTGCCCGACACCACGGGCAATCTCATTGGCCTGACGCTGGTCAACGCGACCGCCACGGCCTACAGCAGCTAATCGGCGTAAGGAGAGACACGAGAGATGCCAAAGATTTATCGCCCCGACGAGGGAGAGATGGTCCGGCGTGACGGGTGGGACGCCGGCGACGAAGTGTACCTGCGTCCCACGCTCACCACGGCGATGCAGCGGGAAGTCGCGCACTTTATGCCGTTGCCCGACGGTATGACCAAGGCGCAGTTCGTCGCCATGCCGGAGGACGAGCGCCAGGCGCTGGCCGAGGAGCAGACGGACTCTATCGCCATTGGCCTGCTCATGCTCAAGCTAATGGTCGTGCGCTGGACCAGCCGCTACGCCCCGACGCCGGAGCAAGCGGCGGCCGGCCAGCCTGGTGATCCGATTCCGCTCACCGATGAAACGTTGGGCGCGCTCGACCCTGAGGATTTCCAGTTTCTCGTCGACGAGTGCCAGAAACGCGCCAAGAGCCTGATGGGGCCGGTGGCCGATGGGGCGGCGGAGGTAGCCCTGGCGCCGGCCGAGTTTCCGGCAACAACTGGAAATGACCGTCAAGGGGAAGTTCCTGCATAGGGTCGATCCGCGCGTGCTGGATCTGGCCCAGACGTGCGAGATCGTGAAGATGTCCGGCTGGACGCTCGAATACATCGACGCCCAGCCGGCCGGACGCCTGGCGGATATGGCCGCCTACTGGACCATGAGCGAGCGCTACCGCGAGAGCCAGCGCGCGGGCTAACACCAAACAGCAGAGGTAGAGAGGATAGGGGGCGACACATATGGCAGACTTCACGTCGAACCTGTTTCTCGCTATCCATGCGAAGGATCTGACCGGTCCCGGTTTCCTGGGCGCGTCGGTCGGCCTGCGCACCTTCGCCGCCGTTGGCGCGGCGGCCATGGGCGGCCTCGTCGTCGGCGCGGTCAAGGCGGCGGCCAGCTACCAGACGCTCGTCAATCAGGTCGCCAATAACACGACGATGGGCGCGGCCGGCGCCGCTCAGATGAGTACGGCGATCCAGGCCATGGCCGCCAAGACGTCGGCGCCGCTTGACCAACTCGCCCAGGGGTGGATGCACATCACCAACCTGGGCTTCAGCGCGGCGCAGGCCCAGACCATCCTCAACGCGGCGCAGCAGAGCGCGGTCTCGACCGGCGGCAACACCGCCGACGTCGCCAACGTGCTCGCCAACGCCATGCACGAGTACGGGGCCAACACGAACCAGGCCGCGCGCTACATGGACGTGCTGCACCTGGCGGCGGCGCAGGGCAACGCGACGCTGGAGCAGTTCGCCGAGGGTGGCGGCAAGGCGATTGCTATGGCCGCTAACCTGGGTGTGCCGATCACACAGGTGGCGGCGGCGATCAGCGCTTTGACGCGCCACGGGCAGGACGTGCCCACGGCCGCGACATCGATGACGAGCATGCTCTCGCACATCGTCAACCCCGTCAAATCTGCCCGGACGGAGTTGGCCAAGCTCCAACTCGCGACAGGGATTAACCTGCTTGGCGACTTCAGCGCCCAGGGCCTGCGCACGCGCGGACTCACGGGTATCATCGCCGATCTACGCGCGGCCATCACGAATAAGAAGGGGCAGGTGGACGCCTCCGAGTTGTTCAAGATCATGCCGGCGAAAGTTGGCGGGTTGGGCGCGCAGGTGTTGACCGGCAGCGGCACGCAGGATTACACCTCCATCCTGGGCAGCTTGCAGACGACGATGGCCGGCAAGACAACGCCCACCGTCGATGCTTTCGCGCGCACCACCAAGACGCTCGGTTTCACCCTGGGGCAACTCCGCAATACCGTCGAGTTGCTCGGGATCTCACTCGGGACCAAGCTGCTGCCCTACGTCACCCAGGCGGCGACGTGGCTGGGCGCGCGTCTGCCCCAGGCCGTGGCCGCGCTCATGCCGCGCTTGACGGTGCTCGTGACCGACGGCCTGGCGGTGGGGCGTGCGTTCGTCGCCGCCGTGGGCGCGATGACCCGCCTGGCCTCTGGCTTGAAAGGGCTGGTCGCGCCGCTGCTTGGGGTGACGACGCACCTGGGGACCACGCGTAAAGGGGCAACTCAACTGGGCGCGGGCTTGGCGCTGCTGATCCCCGCCATCGTGGCAATCAAGGTGGGTATGATCGCCTGGCGCGTCGCGGAGGTCGGTGTGCAAGCCGCGCTCGTGGCTGGTCGTGCCGCCGCGCTGGCCTGGCGCGGCGCCGTGTTGCTCGCTCAGGGCGCCATGCTGCTATGGCGTGGCGCGGTCATCGCGGCGACCGTTGTCACGACTGCCTACACAGCGGCCAATGAGGCCCTGTCCCTGGCCTATGTCGCCCTGCGCCTGGGTGTGATAGGCTCGACGGCGGCGACGATCGGTAACAAAATCGCGACCATCGAGTTGCAGGCGTGGTATGTGTCTCAGCGCGTCATTACCATCGCGACGACCGCCGCTACCTGGCTATGGACCACGGCGCTGGAGGCATCACGCATCGCTGTGTTAGCCGTCGGCATCGCCGGCTGGAAAGGCGTCGCGGCCATGACAGCACAGGCCGTGGCGGGGCTGGCTGTGCGTGCGGCCACGGCGCTCTGGACAGGCGCGCAGTGGCTCTTGAACGCGGCGCTCTACGCCAACCCCATCGGTCTCGTCATCGCGGCCGTGGCGGCGCTCGTCATTGGTGTGGTGTGGGCGTACAAAAACGTCGGGTGGTTCCACGACGCCGTAAACAAGGCGTGGACGTTCCTCTCCTCGGTGTTCGCGCCCGGACTGGGGACCGTCGCCGGCGCGCTCAAGAACGTGCTGGGCGCGGCGATCTCCTGGGTCACCGACAAGATCAAGGGCCTGATCGGCTTCTTCGGCAACCTGTTGCACATGGTCTCCTCGATCCCTGGCGTCAAGGCCGTCATTGGGGCCGCCTATACCGCCGCTGGAGTGACACCCCCCACGACCAGCGGCGGGCATCACGGCCCCGCGCATCATGGCGCCAGTGGACATCATGGCGCGGCTGGTGTTCCGTTCGTTGGCCCTGGACGCGGGCTGATCGCGGCACGGTTTGGCGCGGCCTACAACCACGGCGGCACACCCCAGGCGGGGCACGGTCATCACGGATTGACGGCCGCGCAACAACGCGCGTGGGACCTCTTACACCCTCCGGGTAAGCCCAAGAAAGGCATCGTCGGCGGCCACAACTACAACACCGACCTGACCACGGCCATGAACACGTACAGCGACGATATGAAGCTGTATCGGGCCGGTCTTATCTCACAGACGAAGATCCTGTCGGACATTGCCGCTATCGGCAAGGTTGAGCACGCCGGCCGCCTGACGGACACGACCGCGCGGCTACGCAACGACGTGAACACTGCTAACAAGCTGACCGCTCACCATGCCGAGGTAAAGGCTGGTGCTAAGGCCAAAACGGCGCAAACCAAACAGTTCCACCAGCGGACCACCGACCTGGGCGCGCTCTACTACCGCGATACTATGACACTCCAGCAGGACATGAGGGACCGGAACTTCGCCGCCGCGCGCCAGGTGATCGCCGCGATGACCTCGATCAAGCAGGCCATTGAGGTACAGCACGGTATCAGCAAAAGCCAGGCAGCACAGGACGCGCGGGCCTTCTCCAACAATAAGCTCTCCGTGCTCGACGCGGCGATGAAGAAGACGCACAAGGCGGCCGCGCCCGACCAGGCGGCGTACTGGAAAAAGCAGTTTGGCCTGGACAAGACGGCCGGCAACACGACAGGCGAGCTGTCCGACCTGGCCAAATACTACACGGCGGATCTGGCCAATCTCACGGCCCGGTATCCGCAGGCCCTGGCAGCGGATCGGCGCCAGGCGGTCCAGGACCGCGCCACGCTCGCCAATGGATTGTTGACTGGCCTCAAGAAGCTCACGGCTCATCCGATGGGCTCCGGCTTCCACCGCTCCGTCTACGGCTACACCAGCCGCCAGCAGGTCGGTCAGGGCGTCGGCCTCGGTGAAACCCTGGTGACCTTCGGCGGCCGCGTCGGCAAGGACCCGGCCCAGCAAATGATCGAGAAGCTGGACGCGCAGGTACAGCAGCTCACACAGCAGAACGCGGCCCTCACCGCGCTGCTCTCCGTCGCCGAGGAGGGCGTCACCGCGACCCTCTCCGTGCGCGACGCCATCGCGCGTGGTAGCCGCGCCCTCCCCGGCGCCGGCATCGGCAACCCCCTGCGCGTGCAGGGCCTCGCCACGGCGGTGCGCTAAATGGCGCTCACACTCGGCCTTGATCGTGTCGTGAGCTTTGGCGCGCTCGCGTTTAGTGGCCGGGGGACACCCCTGTCCGCGATCGGCCTGGAGCAGGCCGCCGACACGGCGCTGATCCCCTCGACGTCGTACCCGTTCGACCTCCGCGCGGGACAACCCGGCCCGCTCAAAGATAGCTCGTTTAGCACGTCCGTCCTCTTAAAGGCGGGAGCTGGCAAAACGGGGCTGGCAGCCTACAGCGACGTCGAGGCGCAATTCGGCGCTATCCTCTCAGCGCTCCAGGGCACGTACACCTACGCGGGCGGGCAGGTCAGCGGGCAGGTCGGCCAGCTCGTCGTCTTGCGCGCCGATGGGGCCAGCTACGCCGGGGCCTGGGCCAGGATCGCCAAGGTCGAACTGGCGCTGCTGCCCGGCCAGCACACCTACCATTACCTGTTGCCGTTGACGTGGACACTGCTCTCGGACTTCACGGCCCTCTCAGGAGTCCCTGTGCTGCCGGCCTCAACGCCCGCGTCCGTGGTCGTGCCGTTCGGGCGCATCGTGTCGCACGCCGGCGTCACGCTGGGGGGCGATGGGCTCTCGGTCAAAAGCATGACGTGGGAGTGGCAGGGCCAGTACAACGTGCGGGCCGGCGCCTCAGCGGAGGCCGGCCGCTACCCGTTCGACCTGCGCGGGGTCAGCGCGTGCCCCCTGAAAACGCCGACGGCGACGTGGGAAACGAGCATCGACGCCACGCCCGGACTGTACGGCCGCGCGGCCTACACCAGCGTCGAGAGTCAGCTCAATACGATCCTGTCGGGGCTGGCTGCGACGCCGCAGGGTGCCCTGGTGGTCAGGCGGGCCGACAACGCGACGACGATGCAGGCCACGGCGCGGCTGACCAAGCCCGAGCTAGCGCTGAAACCAGGCGTGAATACGCACAGCGTGACGCTTCCGTTGACGCTCAGTCTGTTGTCATCATTCGGTTAAAGAAACGGAGAGGAAAAACCAGACTATGGGCAAAATCGCGGAGATCACCGTCCCGACCGGCGGGCAGGCGACCATCGACTTTACGGCTATCCCGGCGACCTATAAGCACCTGCTGCTCATTGTCACGGGGCAAACGACGACGGCCAGCACGACGTGGGAGGAGATCCATGTCCAATTCAATGGCGACACGGCCGCCAACTATGGAGACGTCTTCATCTACAATCCGGGCAGCGGCGCGGTCAGCGCGGGGCAGAGCGCGGGCGCCGCCTACGGTCACCTCGGCTGGCTCGGTGAGGGCGGCGTGGCCTCGGCGGGCCTCATCGAGGCCACCATTCCCCGCTACGCCGACACGACGTTTGACAAAGTTTATCGCGCGACGACGTACGCGAGCGGCGCACCCACGCCGGCGGGTTCGAAGATCACCTTGGACGCCGGGGGCGACTGGAATAGCAAAGCGGCCATTACGTCGATCCACCTGACGGCAGGCGCGTCGGGACCGGCGACGTTCGCCGCCGGGACCGTCGCCACGCTGTTCGGCGTGGACCCGTTGACCGCGCCCGGCGCTGGCTTCCTCCTCGCGCACAACACCAACGCGGCCAGTGGCGTCATCCAGGTTGGCGCCGACACGACCGAGACCATCATCACCGGGCTAGATGTGACCCTCGCCGGGGTAGCCGCAGGCGCGCCCATCCCCCTCAACTGGAACGTGTGGATATCGCAGAGCCATAGCGGCATCGTCAAAGGCTGTGCCCTGCGCCTGCGCCGGACCAACGTGACGGGCGTGCTGCTGGCCTCTCTCACGCTGGGCGATCCCGGCGGCGATAGCGTGGCGGGGCATCAGCAGCAGTGGAGGGACACCCTGTTTGATGACAGTCCGACCGACGGACACTATGTGATGACGATTCAGAACACGACCGCTGCTGGCGCGACGTTCTACAGCGACACCCACCAGTTGTGGATGTTCGCGGCAAGCGCGACGTAGCCGCCTATGTCCTCCCTGCTGCTCCTGCTCACCACGGAGCGGGCCGCATCCGGCGCGGCGCCCGCGTCTATCGGGCATCTCACGGTCTCGCCCGCGGCGGTGACGTTCGCGGCGACACAGACCGGCACGGCCGCGCCCGACCAGATGCTCATCCTCTCCAACACAGGGACGGCGGCGCTCGCCCTCTTCGGCGTGACCATCGCCGGGACCAACGCGGCCGACTTCTCACGCGGAGCCCTGCCGGCCAGCATCGCCGCCGGGGCCAGCGCGACCCTGACGATCCATTGCACGCCGGCGGCGACGGGCGCGCGGTCGGCCACGCTCTCCATCGCGCATAATGGGGACAACACGCCCACGGCCGTCCCACTCGCGGCCACGGGCGTTGCCCCGGCCTACCTCACCATTGTCCCGGCGTCGCTCGCGTTCCCGGCCACACGGCTGCCCGCCACATCCACCCTGACGCTGACCCTGTCCAACACCGGCGGCGAGCCGCTGACCTATAGCACGGCATTCTCCGGTTTGGCCGCGTCCGACTACACCATCTCCACGGCGGGGAGCGGAACCATCGCGGCCGGCGGGGCGGCGGCGCTGACCGTCGTCTTCACCCCCGCCCAGGCCGGCTCACGCCCCGCCACGCTGACGATCACCGACAACGCCAGCGATGGCCCCACGACAGCGATCCCCGTCTCAGGCGTGGGTCAACTCCCCGTCGGCGCGTTCCAGCCCTACGCGCGCCTCATCGACATCCGTTCGGGCGCCGTCGTCGCCACGACGACACACCTGGCCGGCTTCAGCCGCACCATCGGGCTGGACGCGCCGCTCACCGGGACGCTTTCCGTCCCGGCCTCCGACCCTGGCGCCGCCACGGCGACGACCGGCACGAGTTTCGGCCAGGCGGCGCTGCAAGCAGCGGGAACCGACGACGGGACCGCGCCTGTGCCCACCACCGTCGAGGCCGGCGTGTCCGGCCCTGGCGGCGTCATCGCCGTGCGGCTGCGCGTGACGGCCGTTACCAGGAGCTACAAGGACGGTGCGCCGGTCATCGACATCACCGGCGAAGGCCCCTTAGCCGGCTACGCGGGCGTCGTCGTCGCGCACGCCTACTACCCCGGCTGTCGGCTCGCTGACGTGCTCAGTAGCCAGGGCGCGACGCAAACGGGGTACATCGTGCCCGTCGCGTCGGGGACCGCCGGCTTCCTCTCGCCGTCGGGCGCGATCCCCTACCTGGGCGGGCTGTTCAGCCGGCCACCGGGGCTGCCCGCCTGGGCGGGCAAGGCGCTGCTCGCCGTCACGCCGGCCGTCGATAGCTCGATCGCGGGGATCTCGACCAACCTGGAGACCAGGGGCGACACGACGCTGCGCGCGCTGGAGGCGGCGACCAAGCGCATGGCTGGCGACTACATCGCGGGGGACGCCTACCCCATCGGCTATCGTGGTCACTCCTACGAGGACGCGGCCAGCCTCTCCTCGGCCGGCAACGGCGTCGTCGTCGGGACCATCGGCGGCTCTCCGGCCTCCGGCTTCACGCTCGATGGCAACGGCTCCGGCGCCGTGGACGAGACCGTCATGGCGCGCATCGTCGAGTCCAGTATTGAGACCAACAGCGCGGACACCTACGGCCAGGTCCTCTTCACCGGCGGCAAGAGCAACGCGGGGCTCCCCGACGGCGCGACGATCACCGGATTGGGCCTGCTCAACCCTATTGGCAGCGGGGACCGCACCGACTACACAACGTGCCTCCCCATCATCAGCTACCAGACGGGCGATAAGACGGGCGGCGTGGCGTTCTTCAACAATGATGGTTTGCTCCGGCCCTTGCTCACCGGCGCCGGTCCGGTCTACAGCCTCTACGTCGATACCGCTCCCACGGGGTCTACCATCTACATCGGGACCGCCGATGGCGTGCTCTCCCGGTCGGCCGACGTGCGAGCCGCGCATAACTGGACGCCGGTGGGGACACTGCACGCGCGCATCACACGCCTCTCGGTGCAGCGCGACAACGCCGGGACCGTCCACCTGTTCGCGCAGGCCGCGCCGAAAGACGCCAACCTGCACGGAATCTACAGCTACGTGGCCGCCAGCCCCGGCCTCACCGGCGCCGGCTACGACGCGTGGACGCCCGCCGTGGTCGGCGCGCACGTCCAATCGTTTGTCATGACGGACTATCAGACCGCCTGGGTCTTACTAGACAACGACCAGGGCCGTATCCATCAGATCGGCCTGGGCGGCGCTTCGTCCGCGCCGATGACGCCCTACGCCTTGCCCGCCGGCGTGCGCGCCTTCGCGCTGGATCGCGTGATCACCGCGGGCGATGGCTCCCATCCCCCACAGGACTCGGTGTGGGCCATGACCAAAGGCGATGCGCAATCGACGTACATGCTGGTGCGCAACGGTACGACGTGGGGGCCGTTCGCCCCCGCCGACGCCGATGGCTCGCTCGCGGGGGCGGCGGGGGGCGCGGAGCCAACGATCAATGGCGCGGTGGGCCTGGGTGTCACCGTCGGCGGCCAGTATACCTCCGTGTTCGTCTCGACCAGCCAGGGCCTCTACTGGAGCGCCACGCTTGCGGGTACGGGCTGGAAGAGCGCGTGTGGGCTCAATGGATTGGCGGGCGTGTCCATCGCGGGCGTCGCGGCCGGGCAGTACCAGGCGCTCCAGGGTGTGCTTGACACGCGCTTCTTCGCCTACAACCCTAAGCAGTTTTTCTACTCCTCATCGGACGCGCGCTACTGGCGCGATCTGACGAAGGAGGAAGTCTCGCTGGGCGTGTGGTTCGCGGACCTGGCGCGGCGAGCGTCGGGCGATTTACCGAGCAACGCCGTGATCACCATCGGCCCGATGGCGTCGTCGCCCATCGGCAACCCCGCCAACACACACATCCAGGCCGCCGGAGCGAACCAGGACCTGCCGGCCGACTGGTACTGGCAACGCACACTCGACGATTGCCTTGACTGGCAGGTCCGTTTAGTCAACCCGGACGCGTCAACCGACGCCGCCCTGGCCTCCGGCCTCTCCGACCTACAGACCAATACGGCCGTGACACCCTTGCGCGCCTCGGGCGACGTGGCCCGCGTGGCCCGCCGCTGGCTCTCCGAAAACAGCGTGCCGGCGCGTACCCTGAAGGTGCGCTGTCCCCTGACGCGCCAGGAGAGCGCGCTGTGGGCGGTGCGGCCGGGTATGCTGCTCCCCGTCAACCTCCAGGACACGATCAATCAGCTATCGGCCGATGGCTCCTCGATCGTGGGAACACAGGTGGTCCACATGGTCAACGCGCTGTGGTGGGTCATCGAGGCGACGATCACGCTTGATGAGAGCGGCGGTAGTTTGGCCTACGCCGACCTCACGCTCTCGACGGTGCTCAGGAAGGACAAGACGTCGCCGGCTGATATAGCAGCAGGGTTACAAGACCAAATTAAATCACTCAACTCATTCGGCGCGAAAGGGTAGGCGTATGACTGCTATCGTGCAGAGTTTCGCCCTGTCCGGGCACATCATCGAGGATACGGGCAACCTGGTGCGCGTGGGGCCGGAGAGCGCCGCCCAATTCCTGCGGGTGCGCGACGCCACCGTGACCTACCAGGTCACCACCGGCGGCCCGACCTACACCGATACCGTACCCGGCCTACAAGCGGCCGTCGTCTATGGTTCCAGTCCGGCGGTGACGACGGTGGACGCGCGGCTGGCGCGCTACGTCACGTTCATCACGCCCGCCTACGGGGGCGTGGCGCCGTTGCAGGTGGCAACCGAGGGGGCGTACAACTTTTACGCGCAGCAGGGGTACGTCATCCCGCTGGATATCTGTTTTTTGCAGCACTGGCACTATTATCAGAATACGGGCGGCGTGGTGTTGCCACCGCCGGGCGGATCATGGCTCGGCGGGGCCAGCCTGGGCGCGTTCGATACACGGAGTTGGCAAGGAGGAGGCAGCGTGTCAGGGATCGCCATCAGCTACGGCACCAATAACGTCGATAGGCACGGTCTGGCCGCCGGCGTTTTCTTTAAGTTCCCCAGCGCCCCAACGGGAGACATGACCCTGCTCGACTTCAACACGGGCGCGAATGGCTTTCTGCGCGTGAAACTGGGCACGACCCTCGCCGTGACGATGGAGTTGAGCATCACGAGTCTGGGGGCCGGGTCGGTCGCGGCCGTGCAGCCCAACATCCTCCTGCCTAACACCTGGTACTGGCTGGCGGTGGGCATGGACAAGACCGGCAACACGCCTGGCAACCCCGCCTGCCAGGTGACGGGTCCGGGCGGGACCATCATGGGCAACGGCGAGATCGCTGTGAGCAACTACTATGTCGCCTACACCAGCGTCGTCGCAGTGGGCGTGTCCTCGTCCAGCGCGTACCTGGCGTGGCCCAATGCGAGCGGGTGGGTCATGAGTAAGTTCCGCATGGAGGCCAATACGCCCTTCACATCGCCCACGTATCTCCCCGTGTCGAGCGCGGATATCGCGGGCGACACCATCGACCTGATGGGGCGGGACGGTATCGGCGCGCAGACCCAACTCCTTGACACAAGCGGGTCGTCGCCCGCGAACAACCTGAGCGCCGGCGCGCAAGGGCTGACCGTGCTCGCGGCCGGACCGTACGCGTAACGCCCCGGCCATCGCACAGGGGGCCCGGCGTCGCTCGCCTTCCCCGTCACGCGTCTACCCGGCACATCGACGCTGACCCTGACCCTGACCAACACCGGCGGTGAACCGCTGACCTATAGCACGGCGGTCTCCGGCCTGGCCGCCACTCACGGTCGATCCGGCCGCTGGCTCGTATGACCTCCAGTATCTCTGCCGCGACGGGCTCGGCGCGGAAGCAAGCCTGGTCGATTCCGGCAAGCTCGGGCTCAACCTGCCGGCCTCCTCGGTGGGCCTGACCGTGGTGGCTGCGGGGCCGTACGCCTAGCGCGGCCGTCCCTCCCCTGGGGTCAGGCTCCCTGTGTCACGCCTGACCCCTTGCCCCACCCGCCCGCCTGGCCGACCGTCAGCCTGACGCTCTATCAGTGGACAGTGCTGACGAGAGCGCCCGGCCCCTTGCCCAGCGAGCCTCGCTGGCTGATCATGACCGTGCGCCACAAACGAGATGAGGATTCACGGAGACCCACACCGCGATGACCGACCACACCACCACGCCCGCCGCTGCGGTGTCAGGCCCGCTGATCTCGGACACGGCTAACCGCGTCAGCGCGGATACGGCGCCCCCCGGCCCCTTGCCCGCGCCCCCTGTCCTGACCGATGATGGGCCTGGTCATCGGCGCGCCTCACGCCCCTGTCCCCTGGCAGGCGTGAGCGCGCCCCGCGCCTCTGTTCCCATCACTCTCCACACGTTAAGGACCCATGCAACACATGCACACACTTCCGTCTTTTGCCCTGCGCCTCTGGTGGATCTACGCCGCGGCCGTGGCGGGCATCTACGTGACGCCTCAGATCGCGGTCGCGCGCGATCTTGACCCGGCGGTGCTGCTGACGATGGCCCTCATGGGCGTCCTCGGGGCGCTCATCACACACCGCATCACGCCGCAGGCGGACCTGCGCGTGGTCGCCGCGCGGCTCGTGCTGTTCGCGGGACTCAAGGACCTCTCCGAGGGAGCGATCAAAACGTGGCGGTTCGGAGACACGCGCTACGAATACGAGCACCTCACGCTGTTCGTGCAGTGGCTCGTGGTCGCGGCGGTGGTCTGGCTCGTTGGTCAGGTCGTCCGCTGGCACGTGCGGGTGCGGGCGGAGGAGAGGGCGGAGGAGAGGGCGTGCCGCGCCACGGGCGTTCCGAGCGGTGAGTAAGACGATGTGGAGGCAGGAGTGCGCCCCATGCAATCATTGACAGCGGCGGCGCCCACGATCATGGTGGCCTGTATCATGGCCCTGTCCACGGTCTACGCCGCGTTCATCAATCGCGGCAGCCGCGCGGTCGCCGAGGATCTCTCCAAAACCAAGGACGACCTGGCGCGGACCACGAAGGAGCGCGACGGCCTGCAGGGACAGAACGACCAACTGCGCGCCGATAACGCCTGGCTCATGAGACAGGTCACCACGGCGCAATCGGTCGCGCAGCGAGACAAGGGCTAGAGAGGACGGAGGGCGGACATGAGTGACGATCTGCACGTGCTGACCACCTACTGCGCGGCGCATGGGGTAGGGCTCCCGCTCCTGGTGGCGGTCGCCGTCGGCGGCTTCGCCATCGGCGCCTGCGCGAGCAAAGGGCTGGACAGTTCACGACCGCTCTTCCTGTTTCTCCTCGCCCTGTCGAACTTCTCGCTTTTCCAGGCGATCGTCGCCTCTGTCGCGTCCGTCCAGTCGCACCACACCGATGTCAACACCCAGCAACTGGTGACTATTGGATTGTTCGCCCTCTGGTCCCTCTGCGGTGTCGGCGGACTCAAAGTCCGTTATGCCGTTGAGGCCAGCCGTGGCCGCTCTCGTCAGCCAACCAGCGCCGTCCTCGCGCAAGTCGCACCCCCCGACACGTCAACCAATCCGTCAACCGATCACCCACCGACCGCCTGAGGAGACCTCTGACCATGACCACGGCCACCCTTGTCCACCTGCTCACTGTCCTCGTCGTCACGCTGCTCAACAACCTCGGCCCGCTGCTGCTAGCCGGCCTCGTGGCCTACGCGCTCGCGGCGCTCCACCGCGCCATCCCCGCGCTCGTGGCGCTCACCGATCGCACGCTCGGGCTGCACCTCTCGGCGGCGCGCGAGGCGGACCTGGCCGCGTCCGTGGATCGTGCCGTCTACGCCGTGCAGGGGCGCGTGAGCCTCCCCGCCGACCGCCGCGATGCCGTCATACAAGACATCGCTGGCCGCTTCCCCGGCGTTGACCAGGCGCACCTTGGGACCCTTATCGACGCGTCTATCGCGGCGGCCAAGTTGCAACACGGCCCCGAGGCGTGGCGCGGCCTCGCCCCGGCCACCCCGACGACGGCCGGCCCCGACGATGTGACGACGCTGGTACGCGACGCCTTCGCCGCCGGTCAGCAGGCGGTGCTCTCCAGCCTGGACGCCCTGCGCGCCCAGGCGGCGTCCGCGCCGTCCGCGCCGCCCGTGGCTCCATTGCCGCCGACTGACGGAGCGACCACGAGCGATACGGCGGCCGTGTCGGTGAGTGGCACGCTGCATACGGCGGAGGACGGCCCGGTCCATTTGCAGGGCGTGATCACGCCCGCTCAGCCCGCCGTGGCGCCGGCGCAGGCCACCGCCTAAGGAGTGCCGACGATGCCACAGACCGATTATGCGCCTGCCTCCTGGAGGTCCAGCCCGAACTATTGGCAGGGCAGGGACGGCCATCGCATCACGGGGATCGTCCTGCATGCGACGGCCGGTTACGAACCGGGGCCAGTAGAGTGGTTCCAGAGCACGGCGAGCCAGGTGAGCGCTCATTATATCGTCAACAGGGACGGTTCTGTGATCCAGACCGTCCGCGAGGCCGATAGCGCCTGGCACGCCGGCGAGGTCACACCATCGTCGCGTTTTTACGGTGGCGTCAATCCTAATAGGACAACCATTGGCATCGAACATGAGCGCGACGCCTCCAATAGTTCCCCGGTGACGCCGGCCCAGCTCGCCGCGAGCCTGGCGCTGGTGCGTTCCATCGTGCGCCGGCATGGCCCGCTGGAGATCATCGCGCACGACGAGATCGACGTGGGCCGCGTCTGCCCCGGCCCCGGCTTCCCGCTTCAGGTGTTCCGTGATGCCGTTGGCAGCCCGAAGGAGACACACCCCGTGAAACACTTCCCCGTTCTCTACGCGCAGCGCGACCCGCGCTGGGCGAGCCAGCGCCTCGGCACGGCCAACGGCATCACGCTCGGCCAGTACGGCTGCTACGTGACCAGCATGGCCATGCTCGCGTGTTACTACGGCCACCCGATCACGCCGGCGCAGCTCGACGACCTGTACACGAACGAACACATCTACGTGGACGGCGACATGATGCCCGACGACGCGCTGCACCGCGCCTACCCCGACCTCACCCTTGTCGCCGTCCACGATTACGCTAACGCGCCGGCGGACCTGGGCCTGCTGCGCTCCATCGCCGCCGATCCATCCCTGACGGCCGTGATCGGCCTGGACTTCGACCACAACCCGGCCGACGGGGTGCAGACCCATTTCTCGCCGCTCGCGGGCTGCGATGGAGTCCACGTCCAACTCGCGGATACATGGTACGGCGGCATCATTGCCGACATGACCGTGAACTACGGCCCCGACCCCGCGACGACGATCCAGAAAGTCGTCGTCTACAAGGGGCCGGCCCCGAAGGGCGCGGTGACGCCGACCGCACCAGTTGCGCCGCCCGCTCCTGTGGGGCCGCTCCGTTTCCGGGTGCGCTTCGACGGCGCGCTGCATGCCCAGCCGGACGAGACGAGCCCGGTAACGTGCCACATCACGGCCGGTTGGGAACTTATCGCGGTCTCCGGTGACTCCGCGCCCTGGTGCAGCGTCACGACGCGCGATGGTCGGTGGGGATGGAACAAAAGATCGAACATGGAGCGGATCGGGTAGGGGACGCATCCCCTAACGGCCGTTCCCGCACACGCACAAGCGCCCCTCACCACTTATCCGGTGAGGGGCGCTTGTGCAGGCTGATGGTTGATCGCGGGCCGCTACGTGGGCGAGGAGTTCCCCAACCCTGCCACGTCGTAGCCCTTCGTCACGCCGGCTTTGCTAAAGCCAGGTGTCCCGTCGTCCTCGTCCTCATGAAGGCCGTCCAGGACCGCTGTCTGTTGTGGCTGGCGCGCGAGGGCCTGTTGCTCTTGCCACTCCACATCGGAGAGGCCGCCCGGCCGCTGGAATGACGCGTCCTGCCCGGTGATCGGGACGTTGGGCGAGCGCTCCCGAATCGTATTAGTGGTCATGCCGGCCCCCTGTGTGCCCTGTGCGCCGGCTTTGATCTGGTCTCCCTTGCCGATGTTGTCCATAGCCGGACTCCTTCGCGCTCCTGGTGTGACCCGCCGTCGCTTCGACGGCTTACCGGGAGTGTGCCACGAATCGGGTTCGGCGTCAAGCCCTTATGCGACGAAAGAGCGTTGACGCCGCATCATCGCGCGCTACTCCCCATCATCCAGCGCCGCCTGTTCAGCGCAGATTTGACACCATGCTGCTGCCGTTGCCATCTCGACCGGGATCTCGACCAACGCGCCACAGCCTGCGCACTCCTCTACTGCCATCATGCTACGCCACCAGACCCAGCGTGCACGCCATGTCGCGACTAAAGCGGCCCCGGTCCCGATCCTCGCCAGGGCCATCGTAGCAACCCCGTGCGGGCTCACCGCGCGCCATCAGCCGCCGCTCGTTAGCGACGACCGCCAGCGGTGCTGGTCCCGCCGCCCGGCAGATCGCCCGCTGCAGCTCCGCGTAGGTGCAGCCGACCTCGGTCTCCACGGCCGCCAGGTAGGCCGTGCGCTCGTCCGGGGTGTCCAAAGGCAGCGTCGTCGCCAGTCGGGCTGCTGTCGCCGTCCACAGGGCCTTGCGGGCCGCGATCTCCTCAGGGGTCCATGTCGCCGGGGTCTGTGTCGCCGCGCCTGTGTCCTCTCGTGTCTCTGTGGTGGTCGTCATGGCTACATCCCCCCAACGTGTAGGGCGGGGAGGACGATCACGAACGAACCGGCCAGCAGGTGCAGGGCGATCACGACGATGATGAGGAACGCCAGGGCCAGGGTGAAAGGGGTTATCATTGGAAGTGCCTCCTAAAGGGTGGTGGCCGGCGCGACTGCTTTTCGAGGGGAGGCGCGCCGGTCTTTTATTGGTAGCGTGTGCGTTGTACGATGTCGTTTATGCCGCGACCGGGAACGCCCCGGCCGCTTCCTCGGTCCGTCGCCGCGCCAGTGAGCGCAGGCGATAGTGCCATTCCCAGGTTTTGATCGCGAGGGATAAATGCTTGCATGGCTTGCGGGCCGGGCAGTTGCACGTTCCTAAAATCGCGTCCGTGCGGTAGCATGTCCCCGGCCTGCTCTCCGATTCCACAAAGTAGATCCCGTAGACCGGGCTCATCGTGATCCGTGGCCGGTAGGCCGCCTTCGTTGTCTTCGTCTGTCTCGCCATCGTCGTGTCCTCCGTCTGTTCTCTTCTATCTGTTGTAAGTATAGCTTACTCGTAGTAAGTATGCAATAGCGAGAGTAAGTATAATGATAGGAAGATAGTCATGGTAAGCTATAGATAGTTTGGGTTAGAAGGAGTAACTATGACTGATGATACGCAGCGTCCATCCAACCGTGCCGCTCGTGAACGCGGCACGCCTGTTATGGTGAGGTTGCAGGCTGAGATGATGGAAAAGCTCGAACGGCGAGCGGGGCAGCGAGGCTTGCCGCCCTCAACGTTTGCGCGCCAACTCATCAAAGAGGGTCTCGACCGCCTCGACCAGCAGGAGCCATCATGAGAGTGCTTATCGCCGGCAGCCGCTCCATCGGTAGCGCCGCCGCCGTGGATCGCGCCCTGGCGCATGCCGAGGGCCTGGGGTTGCACATCACGGAGGTCGTGAGTGGCGGGGCGTTGGGGGTTGATCGCCTGGGCGTCCTGTGGGCGCGTCAGCGCGGTATCCCCGTGCGCCTGCATCTGCCCGACTGGAAGGGCCTGGGCAAGCGCGCCGGCCTGATCCGCAACGAAGAGATGGTCAAAACGAGCCAGGCCCTCGTCGCCTTGTTCGATGATGAGAGCAGGGGGACGGCATACACAATTCGTATCGCCCGTGCGGCGGGGCTGCCGGTCTACGTCTACGACGCCGCCGGGCTGCCCACGTCCCTGCCACAGACAGCGCGTCTACCGACCATCGGCCAGGAGGTTAAGGTTGGCTATGCCCGGCCGCTGGACATCACGGTGCGGGACAACGGCGACGGGACGACCACGCACACGCTGGCGTTCGCCCGGCCGCGCCTGGTGCGCGATGAGGAACCATCATGAGCGTCCCTAACTGGACGCCGGCCGTGGGCGACACGGTATGGGTGGGCGACAGCGATCTATCGGTGCCCTATGAGGTCACAAAGGTCGGCGTTGACGCCATCGGCACGCCCGTCGTCTGGCTGTGCGCGGCGTCGGACTGGCGCACGGAGATGACCGCCGTCTACCTGGACGGCGCGTGGCTCGCGGACGGACGCTGGCCGATGCAGCCTGTCCCGAAGGATGCGTCGTGACTTCCGCTGAGGCGGCTGACCCCTTATTTTATGTCAGGAGGCAGATGACGATGCTGACGCAAGAGGATGTGAGACCCGCACTCGATGAGGCCATAGCGCAAGCCAGGGCTAATCAGCATGCAATGGGACTGTGGCAGTTTGGCGAGGCGCTTGTAGATAACCCTCTCTCGGGGGGTAGAGAGCCCTACCCGCGGCTTGTATCAACCTGTTCGTCGTGTTCCGCGACTATCACGATCGTGATACTGGACGACATTATGGATGATCCGCATGGTCTAGCGATCGACTACCCGTGCCCGAACGTGCGCACGTAGCGCCCGTCGCACAGCGCGCTCTAGCGGCGTTGGCGCGGCTTGTCGGCGGGTTTCGGCGGCATCTCGAAGAAGGACGGCTGCACGGGGTCACCGGCCGTACGCGCGGGTAGGGCTTTCTTGTGCGTGACGTTCGTTTGCGCCGCCGGCGGGTAGGCAAGGCCGCGACCCGCGAACAGATCGGCGACCGTGACGATTTGCAGACGCTGATACGTTTTGTTCCATCCCGGCGACGTGTAGACGCCGGCGGCAAGGGCCTCGCGGCGCATCGCCGCCGTCGGCTCGTCGAGCGTCAAGAGCGCCGCCATCTCCGCGCCCTCACGCTCCATCACGCCGCGCAGTTCACGCACGTAGGCCGGCTGCAGATGCCCCGATTTGACGGAGAGCACGATCTGCTTCGTCGCGTTCGTGTGGTCGTCGTGGAAGTACAGGCGGCCATCGATGCCCTGATCCGCGCCCTTCTTGTGGGCCAGGCGTAACGTGGGTCCATTGAGAGGCCGTACGCTTTGGGCGTCGGCCAGGGCGCAGATCCAGTCCTGGAAGCCGTGTGGATCCGTGCGGGCGAGCTCGGCCGCGCCGTCGACCGTCGTTGGCTCTCCCACGACGCGTGGCACGGGCAGATCCGGGTAGCGGTCGCGTAGTCGTTTCTTGATGAGGTTGATGGCCAGGTGCGTGACGTCAATGCCAATCCACCTCCTGCCCGTTCCTTGTGCGGCGTCAACGGTTGTGCCACAACCGCAGAACGGATCGAGGACGACATCGCCGGGATTGGTGCTCGTGTTGATGATGCGTTCCAACAGGGAGAGGGGTTTCTGGGTTGGGTACCCTAATCGCTCCGCCGCCTGGGATTGGATGGGTGGAAGGTCATCCCACACGTTGC